GCGCGAAGATAACGACGAGAGAGTGGAGCGATGCTCTGAACTTCGGGCTCTCGCTCGGGCTGAGTATCTCGCGCGTCGACGAGCTCGTACGCGCGAAGTTTAACGCGAAGCTGCGCGAGCTCAAGCGGTCGCAACTAGACGAGCTCCGCGCGTTCTTAAGCTCGAGCTCCGGCGAGTCCAGGTCGAGTGCAGCGAGCCAGAAAGTCCCAGAAAGCTCTAACGAACGTTCTCTAGCTTCCGAGTCGTCTATTAGCCCTGAGACGTCTGGTTGCGCTCCAGAACGAGCTGGTTGCGATACCAAAGCGACCGTAGACGACGGCTCGGCCGAGCGTCGAGGGCCTGTCGAGCGTAGCGTCGGCGGCTTTATTCGGCGCGTCGTCGAAGAGCCACCTCCGACACTAGTGAGAGACTCGACCGGAAACATCGTCAACACTCATGTCGTCGACGCGTCGACTCCTCTCGTCGTCTCTCCTGGATCTATCCCCGAGTCTGCTAACGTCACGGTCGCGCCACCGCCTACGGTCGTCGACGAGAAGATAACGAGCTCGGAGTGGACGAAGCTCTTAAACGTCGGGCTCTACGCCGGGAAGACGATCGACGGAATCGACGCACTCGTGCGGGAGAAGTTCTCGTGCAGGACGCGCGACCTTCGAAAGTCTCAGTACGCCGAGGCGCTGGAGGCGATCAAGTGAGACCAACGCCCAAGCACAAGGACCTCGAGTGGAAGGTCAGGGCGGGACAGGGCTCAAAGGTGAGCTGTGAACGTCCCACGTTCACGGGTTCGGTTCGATTCCGAAGTCTCGCTCCACTATTCGACGACCTGAAGGAGGACGCGAAGTGAAGAGAAGAAAGCCTAAGGCCTGCTCGATTAAGAGAGAGCCCGAGCCTACGAGGACGAAGAACGGCGTGCTCGTCGTCGCGCGCGAGGGCGACCGGATCTTCTACCCGGTCTACGTCATCTTCGAGGGCAAGACGTCGGAGATCCTCATCCGGCTGCCGGACGACCTCAGCGTGGAAGTCTCGAAGAAGTTCTCGAGAAAGGATGAAGTATGAGCATCGGCCAGCCTCAAGGCATGCTACTGAACCTCTTCGGAGAGAAGTTGCGCGACATCTTCGGCGAAGTCGCCTACCACGTAGGCTCGTCGCTTACGACGGAGAAGACGACGCACTGGCGCGACGTCGACGTCCGTCTGATGCTCGACGACGAGGTCTGGGACAAGCTCGAGCTCGGCGACCCGAAGAACCCTCACGGGAGCCGCAGGTGGAGGGCGCTGTGCATCGTCCTCTCAGACTACGGCCGCCACGCGACGGGGCTCCCGATAGACTTCCAGCTTCAGCAGAGGACCTACGCCAACGAGAAGTTTGGGCGTGCGAATAACTGCCAGCGCTCAGCGCTACTCGTAGTCGACGACGAAAGGAAGAAAACCCAATGATGAGAGTATTCCAAGTAACAGAGACCGAATGGTACGCGGCCGAGACGCCAAAGGCGGCGAGAGAAGAGTACGTCAAGATCGTAGGCGAGGAGGAGGCTAGAGAGCCGCTCGAGGAGTTCGGCGAGCCCGAGGAGGTGTCATACGCCGACCTCGATAGGATGACGATCACCTCAGTAGATGATGCAGGGCATCCCACTCAGACTTTTCGTCAGGCGCTCGATGAGATCATCGCGAGCGGGGCGAAGGTAGGCTTCGTAGCTACGACAGAGTACTGAATAAGGAGAAAAACGCCATGACAGACTGGATTACCATCGAAGGAGCTCCACCCTCTCGACTTAAGTCTCTCGACCTCGCCACCTGCTTCTCCTGCTGCTCACGGACCGATGTCCGCGTAGTCGTCCTCGGGCTCGCGATCCGCGTCCCTCTCTGCCCGGCCTGCGTCGAGCTCGTCGCCGAGCCTGTCATATTCGCTGACGGGGTTACGACATGAGCCCAGAAGCTCCGAGACCAGGAGCCATAAGAGTCGAGCTCGTCTGCTGCACGAAGGTGCTCCTCTCTGAGGTCGCGAACCCGAAGATCACTCAAACGTCGCTCGCGACGACGTACGCGCTAGCTCTCTGCTCTAGCGAGAAGACGGACTGGGCGAAGGTCAACGAGGCGATCGTAGCACGCTGGTCACGCTCAGGACTCGAACGCGTAAAGAAAAAAGCGTGGAAGAGGATGGAGCGAAGATGACTCCGTATTACGAGGACGCGACGGCGAAGATATATCTGGGAGACGTTCACGACGTTCTTCGCTCTTTCGACTCGGAGAGCGTCGACTGCTGCGTGACGAGTCCGCCGTACTATGGTCTTCGCGACTACGGCGTAGAAGACCAGATAGGCCTAGAAGACTCCCCGTCCGAGTACATCGCAAAGTTGGTAGAAGTCTTTCGAGAAGTTCGTCGATTACTTAGGAACGACGGCACCCTATGGCTCAACCTCGGCGACTCCTACTCCGGCTCTTGGGGAAACCAAGGCCGCAAGAGTACGCGTGGGACCCAGCGCGAGATAAACGGCGAGATGATCCAGCCACTCGACGACGGCCGTTACCCGAACGAGGAGACGAACACCGGCAAGGTCCCCGAAGGACTTAAGGCGAAGGACCTCATGGGCACCCCCTGGCGCGTCGCGTTCGCGCTGCAGGCCGACGGCTGGTACCTGCGAAGCGACATCATCTGGTCGAAGCCTAACCCGATGCCTGAGAGCATCACCGATAGACCTACGAAGAGCCACGAGTATATCTTTCTGATGGCAAAGAGTCAGAAATACTACTACGACGCGGCCGCTATCGCGGAGAAGTCTATAAATGCAGGAAAAACAGTCCATCTGAAAGAAAAATCACTGAGCCGAGGGCAGGCTTCAGGAGCTAACGTACAGGCTTCAGGAAATGGACTAAAAGAATCCATATTAGTAAAAGATACTAAAAACAAGCGCACCGTCTGGGAGGTGCCAACATCTCCTTTCCCCGAAGCCCACTTCGCCGTCTTTCCGGAAGGCCTTATCAGGCCGTGTGTTCTCGCCGGCTGTCGTCCCGGCGGCCTAGTCCTCGACCCGTTCCTAGGCTCGGGGACGACCGCGCTCGTCGCGCGCAATCTCAACTGCCGCTGCGTAGGGGTAGAGCTCAACGAGAAGTACGTCGAGATCGCGAAGCGAAGACTCAGCCAGTCGAATCTTACGTTCGAGGAGAACCTATGAGCAAGAACGAAGAGTTGTCTAACCCAATCAGTTGCCTTAACAGGGCCCGCGAGGACGAACTCGTCTTCGTCCTCGCGGGCCGCGACGAGGCCGCGCCGGACGCGATACGCGAGTGGGCTAGAAGACGCGTCAGCCTCGGGAAGAACTCTCACTCGGACAGCCAGATAGTCGAGGCGCTCGACTGCGCCAACAGGATGACGCACGAGCGCGTCCCGATCTTCTTCTTCGGCTGCCACCGCTACGCCGGACACTTTATGTGGCAGCCTGGCATGAAGACGGACGACTCGCACTTCGACAAGCTTAACCCCTGGGGCTACTCGATCGACGGCGGTCTCGTCGGGAGGCTGGAGCACAGGCGAGGCTGGACGGCGACCGGCCGCTCCGACTTCTCGATCGACAAGCGCCCAGGCTCTCACGCTACCTTTCTCGTACGAGGCGAGCACTCGCTCGAAGACGTGAAGCTGCTCGCCAAGACGTACTTCCCGCTCGTGTACGCGCGCTGCGGCGTGGACTCGTGGTCATGATCACATATAAGTTCTACGTCGGAGCCATCGCGCGAGGCAGGTACTGGGGAGTCTGGTACCCTAGCCACCCGTACCCATCCCGGCTTCACGACTCTTTCGAGAGCGCTCGCCGCGAGCTCTTCGAGGCGCTCAAGACGTACCCGGCGCCGCCGATGCTCGACGACCTCGTTCTTCCGGCGTACAGCACTAAACGTTCGTAAAAAAAATATCTAAGGATGGAGTCCCACGCCCGTGCCTAAGAAGAGCAAGCCCGACGACGCCGCAGCGCCGACGAGTACTCCGCAAGAAAGTTCGGCTCCGCCCAAGCCAAAGAAGACGTTCGAGCCGTTAAAGCGCGAGCTCGTAAAGAACATACCAGACGAGCTCCGCGCCCTACGCCAGTGGGTCGGCTGGAAGCTAGAGTTCAAGGACGACGGAAAGGCCAACAAGCGCCCCGTCGACGCCTCGACCGGCTACTACGCGAGCACCACCGACAAGTCGAAGTACTCGACGTTCGACGTCGCGCTCGAGTCGATAGCGAAGTTCGGGCTGATGGGAGTAGGCTTCGTCTTCACCCGGGAGGATAACTACGTCGGCGTCGACCTCGACGCCTGCAGGGACAAGACGACGGGCGAGCTCGAGTCCTGGGCCCAGCACGTCGTCGACCAGTTCGACACCTACTCGGAGGTCTCGCCGTCCGGCACCGGGATAAAGATGATCGTGCGCGGCAAGCTCCCCGGAGAAGGCAACCGCCGCGGCGCTATCGAGATGTACGAGCACGGCCGCTTCTTCACGATCACCGGCGCGATACCGACAGAGCACCCGCGCCCGATCGCCGAGCGCCAGGCCGCGATCGACGCCCTCTACCGCGAGCACATCGCCATCCAGCCGGCCGAGGCGTACCAGGCCGCGCCGCCGCCGATCGACGACGCAGACCTCGACGCGATACGCGCGATCCCGGACAAGCAGCTGATAAGGATCGCCTCGAACGCCGCGAACGGAAAGAAGTTCAAGGACCTCTGGGACGGCTCTGCGGCCGCGTACGGCGACGACCAGTCGAGCGCCGACCTCGCGCTCTGCTCGCTCCTCGCCTTCTACACGGGCCGCGACGTCGCGCGCATCGACCGGCTCTTCCGACAGTCAGGTCTTATCCGGAAGAAGTGGGACGAGCGGCACGGCGCGCAGACGTACGGCGAGAAGACGATCGCGAAGGCGATCAGCGGCACGCGCGTCGTCTACGACCCGTCGACCCGGCTCTCGGAGCTCAACGACACCCTGAACGCCGAGATCTTCATCGAGCTCCACTCGGACGCCCTCTGCTACTGCTCGATGTGGAAGACGTGGCTCTCCTGGGAGGGCACGCACTGGAACTACCACTCCGGCGTCGAGAACTCCCGCGCGTACAACGCTACTTCCAACGTCCAGAAGTACCTCCTCGAGAAGGCCGCGGACGAGCCCGGCGAGCAGCGCAGGAAGCAGCTCCAGAAGTGGGGCGTGCAGTCGGGCGACAAGTACAAGCGCGACGCGATGCTCTACATCGCCGCGCAGCGGAGCGACCTCCCGCCGTCGATCTTCGACCGAGACCCGATGCTCATCGCCGCCAAGAACGGCGTCGTCGACATGCGCAAGGAGTGCGGCCCGAACGAGCGCTTCCGCCCGGCGCGACGCGAGGACTACATAACGCGCTGCGCTGGCGCCAACTTCGACCTCAAGAAGGAGTGCCCCACGTTCAACAAGTTCCTCTTCGACGTCATGCAGGGCGACGACGAGATGATAAAGTACATCTGGCGCGTGATGGGATACGCGCTGACGGGCGACATACGCGAGAGGGCGTTCTTCATCCTGCACGGCGGCGGGCGAAACGGCAAGACGACGTTCCTCGAGCTGCTGATGGCGCTCGGCGGGACGTACGCACAGAAGGCCAGGTTCTCGTCGTTCCTGAAGAAGAAGAACGACGCAGGCCCGAACGACGACATCGCTCACATGGTGGGCTCGCGGATAATCGTGGCGAGCGAGGCCGAGGAGGGCGCAGCGCTCAACACCTCGCTCATCAAGGAGATGACCGGCGGAGACGCCATCCGCGCCAGGTTCCTCTACGGAAAGGAGTTCGAGTTCAGGCCAGTAGCCAAGTTCTTCTTCGCGACCAACGCCATTCCGAACATCTACGAGTCGACGGAGGCGATATGGGACAGGATCCACTGCATACCCTTCACGTACCGAATCCCGGACGACAAGATCGACAAGATGCTGGGGCTGAAACTTCGCGAGGAGCTCGACGCGATCTTCTCGCAGGCCGTGATGTACTGCGCCATCTGGCAGGCGATCGGCAACCTGCTCCCGCCGGACAAGGTGAGGAAGAGCGTGAGTCATCTGAGAGAAGAAATGGACGTCTTCGGCGAGTGGCTAAACGAGTGCGTCGAGCCCTTCGAGACGACCAACGACGCGCTTACGAGAGTCGGCGAGACGTACAACAACTATCGCGAGTGGAACGAGAAGACCCGTGGCAAGGGCATGAAACCACGCTCGAAGATAGCTCTAGTACGCTATCTGGCAAGCCACGGGGTCAACGTCGAACCGGGCACGGATAACGTTAAGTTCTTCAAGGGGCTAGCTTTACGTCTTATAAGTCCACGGATTTGAGAGAATTACCGAATTACCGATCAGGGGCTAGTTGCGTAACTCTGCTATACGCGCGCGCGGGTATGGTAAAGTTACGCAAAGTACCCAGAATGGGTAATTGGGTAATTCTCGCGAAACTCGCTGGACAACTCAAAAAATCTGTGTGCTAACTAAAGCCCGTGGCACGACGGTTCTCCCAACTCAGAGCAGGCACGAACGCGGCGCGGACACCCGCGCTCGTGGCCTGCTCGTCAGAAGTTTTGAATAACGCAGGTGATGTCTAGATGGCGCGCAAGAAACAGAAACCTCGCGGCATCAGCAAGCTTCGTCTTCAAGACCCATCCATTCCAAATCCTCTCGCCCCATATCAGTTCAAGCCCGGACAGATCGCGAACCCCCTCGGACTGTCCAAGAAGCGCCGCCTCAGCGAAGCGATCGCAGATGAGGCGGCGCGTCTCGTGAAGTTGAACGAGGAGGAAGTCACTCGCGCAGGAGTGCTCGCGAAGAAGCTGCTCGATCGAGCAGAGAACGACTCGACGGAGCTCGAGCGTGTTCTCAGGATCACAGAGCCGGAGCTCGCGGCTAAAACTCTTTCCTCTGGTGTTGGACTTTCAGTCCAGACGGAGGATGTATCGGTGGTGTTTCAGAAGATCGGCTTATAGAGGCTAAATCTTGCACCGGCTTGTTCCCAGGCTCGCCGAATCGCTCACTATCGCGCTCGTAGCGATGGTGATTTTTTTTATCCCCGCAGCGGCCTCTACCACCGTGGACTTCGGAGGGGAGATGTCAGTAGAAAAGCCCACCTCGATTCTCGACACCCGTACGGGCGAGAGTCGGGCACAGAAGTTTGCTGCGATCCTGAAGCGCGAAGACGAAGATGCGCTAGCGAAGCGCAAGGCGTTTAACGCGCTCACCGACGCCGAGAAGCTCCAACTAAAGTACAGCTGGGAGTTCTGGGCTCGTCCGAACCAGTTTCTTCCGGACTCTTCACACAACTGGCAGACATGGCTCATCATGGCGGGTCGAGGATTCGGGAAGACGCGCACCGGCGCAGAGGCGGTCAGGAAGTGGGCGAAGAAGGACACCCTCGTCAACATCATCGCTCCGACGGCGGACGACGCTCGGGACGTATGCATCGAGGGCGAGAGCGGGATACTCGCGATCTGCCCGAACGGAGAGCGGCCGGAGTATGTTCCGTCTAAGCGTAGACTGGAATGGCCCAACGGGGCTATCTCGATGATATTCACCGCCGACGAGCCCGAGCGTCTCCGCGGAAAGCAGCACAAGAAGCTCTGGTGCGACGAGCTCGCCGCGTGGCGTTACTGCGAAGACGCGTGGGACCAGGCTCAGCTCGGTCTTCGGCTCGGCGGCGACCCGCAAGCGATCGTCACGACGACTCCTAAGCCCATCAAGCAGGTGCGTGACCTAGTGGCGGACCCGACGACGTTCCTCACTCGAGGCACGTCGTACGAGAATCGCCTCAACCTGGCGAAGGCGTTCTACGCGCGTATCATCACGAAGTACGAGGGCACTCGACTCGGTCGTCAGGAGTTGAACGCCGAGCTCCTCGAGGACCGTCCCGGCGCACTGTGGACTCACGCCCTTATCGACGAGAATCGCATCAAGAATCCTGACGTATTCTGGAAGGACATATATCCGAAGCTCGTCAGGATCGTGACCGCGGTGGACCCGGCCGTAAGCTCGAACGAGGACAGCGACGAGACGGGTATCGTCAGCGTCGGGATGGACGACCAGAACCCGGCGCACTTCTATCCGTTCGACGATCGCAGCGACATCTACACCCCTGACGGGTGGGCTAAGGCCGCGGCCGCGGCGTACTGGGGCTACAAGAGCGATCGAGTCGTCGGCGAGGTGAATAATGGCGGCGAGATGGTCGAGTCGACGCTTCGGCACGTCAACGAGAACATCAGCTACACGGCGGTTCACGCGTCACGAGGCAAGATTACGCGCGCGGAGCCGATCAGCGCTCTCTACGAGCAGAAGCGCGTTCATCACGTCGGCGCTCTACCCCAGATGGAAGATCAGATGTGCGACTACGATCCGGTGACTGCGACTTTCTCGCCAGACCGCATGGACGCTCTCGTCTGGGCGATCACCGAGCTGAGCGAAGGCCTGACGACTCTAGGCTTCGTCGAGTATCTTAAGGGCGGCAAGGCGGAGGAGGAGTTGAAACAGATATCTAAGGTCTCTCGAGCGACAACTCTCGCCAAGCCTGAGGTTGCGGACGCCGCGCCGCGGTGCCCGGCGTGCGAGAGCGCCGTGATTCAAGATATTCCTGGGGGCGAGAAGAAGTGCGTCGCGTGCGGTAAGCAGTTTCGGCTGGGCGAAGCTCCGCCGGTCGTCGCTCCTGCTTCGCGAGCCGACTACCTTCTCGAGAGGAGCAATCACCGGTGAGGGATTACGTCATGGAAGTTTTGCTACGGCGCTGCGGGGCGCGCGAGTGGCGGACGGCGATCAAGAAGAGCTCTAAGGCTATTGACTTGTCTCACCGGGTGGAGCAGCCAGATACGAGCATCCGTCGAGAGCCTTCGGAGACGAGAGTTGAGAACTGGGTCAGGTGGCACGGAGGTCGATACTAACATGAGCTTCAAGCTGGATGGTCGAGCGGGAATGTCTTCACTCTCACGCTCCAAGCGTAGGCTGATTCCAACGCTAACCTTTCGGCTGATCGCTTGCTTTCTCCTGGCGCTGGCTTCGGCTGGTGCCGGGAGAGCGCAGGCACCTGCCACGGTCGCGGTCGCTGACACGCTATTCGCGCCGGGTGGCAGCCCGGCTACTGGTACGTTGACGGTCACGAGCGCTATCACGATGACGACGAACGACGGATACGTCGTCCCGGCTGGGACGAAGACGGTGGCGATCATCGGCCCTACTGGTCAGTTCTCGGTCTCTCTTGCTCCGAATATCGGCGCGGCCCCGATGGGCACTTACTACTACGCGGACTATGTCACTTCGACGTCGCGCTACCGCGAGACGTGGGTGGTTCCTCAGTCTTCGACCACGCTGAGGCTTACTGACGTTCGCGTCGTCTGGAACAACATCCCCGTTCCGAACGTTCAGATACCTGCGAGTCAGTTCAAGCCACCGGTGAACTTCTTCAATAACTGCGTCATGCGCTGGACGGTTCTCGGGTGGTACTGCTCGACCGACAACCTCGGGAGCGTGTCTCTCGACCTCGAGCTTCCTACGCCCGCTGATACGGGTAAGTTTCAGTGGAAGCCGAAGAACGCGCTCACCATTACGCGCCTGTCGTGTGATACGGACCAGGGCAGCGTCGATCTGAACCTCGAGCTTCGGACCGAAGCTAGCCCGAACTCCTCCGGCACGGCGATGCTCTCCACTCCTCTGACGTGCGGGCCTAACACCACGGCGTCAACTTTGACTTTCGCGGTCAGCGTAGTACCGAGCTCGACACCGGTCGCTCTTTCGATCGTAAGTGTCAGCGGTTCGCCTCTGATCGTGAGGATTCATACGGACTATCAGTTAAATTGAAAAAGGAGAACTGTTTTTTATGAACAAGAACGTAAAACTCTTCCTTCGGTGGTTCGGGCTCGGCAGCGGCGTGCTAGCGATCGCGGTCATCCCTATTCTCGGTCTCACCCAGGCTGAGCACCTGAAGACCGTGAGCGCCGCGTCGACGAAGGTCGGTCGAGGTGCGCCTATTCAGGAGCGGACGGTCGCCCTGAACATGGTGAACGTGACTACTCGTCACTGCCAGAAGTATTCTCGCCAAACGCAGACAAAAAATGGCGATCAATACGTATGGACTTACGAGATAGACGCAAACGCTTGTGCTCAGGATTCATCGACGATCTTCTACTCGCACACCGATCACAACCTTCGAACCAATGCCGGCAGTGATGCACAGTCTTCGCAGATGGGCAACACTTCGACTCAGGCCGCTTCGTGCAATTACATCGCATTGACCAACGATGCGACCGCTCCGTCCGCTACAGATACCACGCTGACGAGCGAGATTAGCACCAACGGCCTCGGCCGCGCGCAGGGCACCTACGCGCACACGACCGGGACAGCCTCGTTCACCGTGCAGAAGGTCTTCAGCGCGACCGGCACGCAGGCTAGCCAGAAGACGGGCCTGTTCAACGCGAGCTCGTCCGGCACTCTCTGCTTCGAGAACACGTACACCCAGGTCACGGTGAACAACGGCGACACGCTGACCGTGACGTGGACGATCAACATCTAAGAGTCTTGGGGGAAAGAGCGGCCTGGCTGGGTCACAGCCCCCTTCGCCAGGAGATGAGTCCAGATAATCTCGAGAGACTGCCGGACTAGCTTAAGGGACTCCCCGGCACCAAAAGAAGGTTCTCGAGAAGCCCTGAGTAGGATCGGAGACGACGAGAAACATTGCGTGAGCTGGTACTCCAAGTCGCGGTGGTTGGCAGCAGCAATCTTCTTCTTGCTGCTGCCGTTCGTCGTTTTCTCCCAGACGAAGATCAGGCTGCACGACGCGGCGTCGGACGTCTCGGGCTACAAGAAGGCGGACCTGGCTCTTGGCCCTTCGAACACCACGGCGGTGACCAACACTCAGGCGAGCGGCACGGACATCCAGGTGACGAAGACCGGCGGCGGCTCGACGGTCGCCTGGATAACTCAGCCGTTTCAGACGGCGGTGACGATCTCGGGGACGGTGACGTGCAACATCTACGCGGGCGAGTCAGCGACGTCGGCGAACGCAGCGCTGCGCTGTCGTCTGTACAAGTACTCCGGTGGCTCGGAGGGCTCGACGTTCATGACGGCGAACATGTCGACCGAGCTCTCGACGTCGACTACGACGGTTCGGAACTGGACTGGCTCGCCGACGAGCACGAGCTTCGCCGCTGGCGATCGCCTCGTCATCAAGCTCTTTCTCGAGAACTGCGCGACGAGCGGCTGTCCGACCGGGACGATGGCAGGATCTCAAACGGTGACGGTGGGCTACGACGGCACGACGGACGGCTCGAACGCCGCGAGCTGGGTGCAGACGAACGAGAACTTGGTCTTGAGTCCTTCGCCTTCGGTCTCCCTCACGACGAGCGATTCATGCGTGACGTCAACTTGCCGAGCCGCATCGCCGATCGACACGGTGATCGGTTCGGATTCGGTCGCCGCAACGAAGGGATCTTCAAATACCGTAACACCGTCAGAAAGTTTGACGACCAGCGATTCGGCCCGCGCAACGACGTTCAAATCTGGTGCTGTCTCGGAAAGTCTTACTACCACGTCTTCTGTGATTACGGCGGCGGGTTTCGTCAAGTCGCCCACCGAGTCGCTGACCACGACGTCTTCGTGCGCTACGGCTATTTGTCGACCGATAGGGGTGATAGATACGGTCATTGGCTTGGACTCGGTGGCGGCGAGTCATGGATACTTTACCGCCGTGTCGGAGTCGCTGACGACGAGCGCGTCCGGGAGCGGGTCGACCTCGACCTCGAAGAACGCGAGCGTGTCGGAGTCGCTGACGACGAGCGCGTCGTGCTCTGCGTCTACCTGCCGCCCGGTGCCGATCATCGAGACGGTGCTGAGCTCGGACTCCGTTATAACTGGTCACAACTTCAGCATCCCGATCACTCAGAACTTAAGTACTCAGGACAACGTCAGCGGAAGGATCGCGAGCATATCTATCTCCGAGAGTCTGAGCACGTCGAGCTCGGCGACGGCCGTAAAGAACAACGGCGGGATAGTGGTAGAGAATCTGACGACGAGCTCTTCGGTGACGGCTACCAAGGTGGCGTCCGTATCGCTCTCAGAGAATCTAAGTACGATAGACTCCTTGCTTGCGCTACTCTGCGGCGCGATTCCGGAGAACCTGACGACCGTCGCGACGCCGGTCGTGACGGCTCAGTACAACAGAGTAGCGTCCGAGTCTCTCACGACGAGCGGGACGACGCTGACCTCGCTGGGGCTTCACGTTTCGGTATCTCAGAGCTTGACTACGACGGACTCGTCGGCGACGACGAGGTCTCTCCTGGTATCGGAGTCAGAGTCGCTCACTACGAACGACGCGGTCGCGACGTCGAACACGACGCCGAACAGCATCCACGTGAGCAACACCTTGACGACTACGGATCTAGTGACTGCGATCTCGGACCAGTCGGTGAGCATAAACAACACGTATACTCCGACGGACGCGGTAGCTTCCCAGCTGGACGCCGCAGCGTCGGTAGCAGTGAGCATTCCTACCGTGGCGAGCGTGAACGTAGCCACGATAGCTCACTTCTCGGTGGACGTATCGGAGAGCTTAACTACGGCCGCGTCGGGATCGACGTTCTCTCAGTTCGTGAGATCGCTTACGGAGAACACCGCGACGTCGGACTTCGCGAGTCAGTTGAAGTCTCTCGGTGCGTCGGCCTCGGAGAACTTGGCTACAAGCGACGCGGTCACGGTGTCTTCTACCCATCTGCTCTTCGTCGCGGCGACGACGACTCTCCACGAGAGCGACGCCGTCGGGACGGTTTCGCCGCTAGCTGTTCAGATGGGAGAAGGGACGAGCACCCAGGACGTCGTTACGGTTACGGTCATAAGGTTTGGGACGCGGAGACGCTTCGTGATTATCGAAACACCATAGGAGAGATGTGATGAGAAAGATTCTAAGTTCAATTCTTTGCTTGGCGTTAATGCTTGGTTTCTGTCAGGTCGCCGACCCGCAGTCTGGCTGCGTCATCCCAGCGCAGACCGCGCTCGTGAAGACGTCAAGCTATACCGGACTCTCCACCGATGCCGGGAAAATGATTGTCTTCAATTGCTCCTCGGCATGCACTTACACGCTGCCCTCCACGCCGCAATCGCCTAACTGGACCGTGTGGGTTGTCACTGAAGGAGCTGGAACGGTCACCATCAATCCGAATGGTCTGACGATTAACAATTCTTCTTCATCCTTCGATTTGCCGATCACGAGCGGATCCGGCGTCACGATTTCTACGGATAACACGAACTATTTCGCGCATGGTATTAGGACGACTTACCATTCATGCGATATCGCTTTTGGAAGTACAAATGCCTCATCGGCGCTCGCGAATGCCGATCTTGGACCTCAATCGCGTGTCTGTTTTGTTCCTGCGGCCGGCACAGTCATTGAAGTTCGCGTGAACGCCGACGCGGGAACACCGAATATCATCGTGGGTCGCAATCGCGCCGGTACGGTCGTCAACCTGACCTCTTCGGCTCTAGCGACCGCCTCGTCCGGAGGGATCGCGTGCGCCGAGACCGGGACGACCTCCGCATTTGATGCTACGACTTGCTCGGCGACGTTGCAGAACACCGGACTCAATAAGGGGGATTACATCGAAGCGGTGAGCGGTACGGCGGGTGGAACGGCGAAGTGGATGGTCGCCCACATCATCTATACGACGGTGAACTAAATGTTCAGAAGACTTTTACTCTCAGCGATTCTTATTCTTTCTCAGCAAGCACGCATTCCCGGGCCTGGAGGATATAAACCATCTTCCGGAACTCTAGGTCCCGGAGCTACTTGCACCGGTCATGTCGCAGCCGGAGATGTGACTTGCATATTCAGTCCAAGTCTTAGCAGTGGCAGTATTCTTATTATCGGATGGGCTGCCGCGGGTCCTCCCACTGGATTCACCGTAACGGGTTGCGGGGCATCGTGGGCGAGTGATACTTTTTCCCAAGATGCGAATAGATCAATAGGGACCGGTGCTTCTTCCGGAGCTTGTACCGTTACGATCCACGTTACCGCAGGAACGGATTCACAGAAAGATGTCGCCGGGCTCGAAGTTAAGAGCAGTAGCGGAATTGACGATTCGGCTCACGGCGCTATCGCGGATCAGGGTTTTATCGCTACGCCGAATACGATCAGTTCTCCGAGCTTGACTACGACGGTTAGCAACGCCTTGGTTATTGGAATAGTTGTAGATTATAACGGAAACGGGACGACGTTCACGGCCGGTTCTCCTGCGACTATAGCGGTCCAAACGAGTCAGGCTACTAATGTCAACGTCGCGATAGAGTCCTACACGAAAGCGACTGCCGGGGCAACGCAGCCGACTTTTACTTACAACAGTAATTCTAGCTTTGCGACTGCATCGGCGGCGTTTAAACCATGAGGAAATTTTCTCTAATTGCGGCGATTCTCTTCTTCACTCCCTTCGCTCAGGCGGCAACACATTGGGTCAGCCCGACCGGAGCCGCGGCGTATGGAAGTTGTATGGGCGCGTCTCCGCTGAGCGGAACGAGCGCTTGTTCGCTCGGCACAGCGAATGCAAATGCTATCGCCGGAGACCTTGTTTACCTGAGGGCGGGTACTTACAGCACCGGGGTAGCGCCAACGCACAGCGGTTCTAGTGGGAATCGAATCACTTTTCAGGAATATCCTACCGATGGCTCGCAAACGGCAATCATTTCTGGCGTCATCTATGGGATTGACCTTGAAGCTGTTTCCTATATCGTTGTGCTGAATCTGGAAATTCTCAATCCGACCGTGCATTGGGGGAACATCACCGAAGGTGCTCACCACAACGAGGTAGCTAATTGTCTCTTCTTGGTAACCGGCACCCAAAGCGCACCGTCTTTCTTCATCGGCCCAAATTCCGATCTTCTCTTCCCTACACATAACTGGATTCACAACAACACCTTTAGCTGGACTCCAGGGGCAAAGTCAGTTGGAACAGAAGGCGCTGGCTGTACAGACGGCGGCGGGGACGACCTAGACGTTGGACAGTCGGGCGGAACCTACGGCAACACGACGGGCGATAACAGCAACAACAACTCGATTGAGAACAATATTTTCAACCACGCCCCTCACGCAGCGTTCGACGGATACGCCAAGTTCACGGTATTCAGAGGGAATATAATCAATAACGAACCGTGGTCATCCGGTTGCTCAACCACGACGAACTACTCCAATACTCTCTATTCTAACTCGACTTACAACGGGAAGTACGCTCACAGAGACGCTCAGTTCACGGAAGACTTCAATCGCGACATGACTTTCAACTTGTTCGAGGGGAATCGCTTCGGCTACGCTGGCATCAATCAAGACAATGACGGCGCTGAGAATTTTGACCTCGCTACGGACGGCTCAATCCTTCGCTATAGTTTCTTCTACGCCTCGATGGGTTCCTGCCTTCAGTTCAAGTACACCAGAGGAGGTGGCGTAGGTGGAGGCGGAAATGGTGGAACCTACAACCGTACTTACAACAACACTTTCTATGATTGCGGAATTGGCTGGCCCCCTGCCGTGCTGGCAGTCGGAAGTGGCTGCAACACTAGCTCATGTCCATTTGCCGCGGTAGCCATCTCAAACTACATCGGCGGCTCATCCGGCTCGGCGCAGGGCAATGTAGTAAAGAACAACCTCATCTATGAGCCGGATTCGCTTGGTCTCGCTACCTATCATGCCGATGCGATTGACCATAGTCCGGGAGGCTCTAGCCCTCCCTTCTCCCCTACTATTTCATGGACTGAATTTGCATCCGCCACAAACAACTGGTGTACTCAAGCGCAAACTTCTGGCGGCGCTTGTTCGGCTACTGGGAATCCCTTGTTCACAAATCCCGATATTACAACGCCATCCAGCATAACACTTCCAGACTTATCTCTTCAATCAGGCTCACCTGCCATCAATGGCGGAACATGGCTCACCACAGCGACAAACTCAGGTTCTAGCTCAACGACTCTAACTGTTGCTGACGCGCAATACTTCCAGGACGGAACTTGGGGGAGCGACCTTGCGAGGTTATCTGCTGGCCTTGGAGGAACATTCCAGCCGGATTGCATCGCTATCACGACGGTTACGAATACGGTCTGCATCGCCTCTATCACTTATGGAACATACAATGCTCCTGCGGGAACGGTCGCACTTGCCTCGCCTATGACTTGGAGCAGTGGGGCGCATATCTGGCTCTACAAGAAGTCTGACGGTTCAGTCGTGCTTGCCGGCGCGGCTCCGGATTATGGTGCGAGTGAGTTTACCGGTAGCGGTGCTAATCAGAACGGAAGTTGTATGGAGAATCTGACGACGACAGCAGCCGCGTCCACTCAGCGGGCGCTCCACGTTAATCCTTCTGAGATTTTGACGACGACATCTTCGATTTCTGGAACAAGTGGTCACCAAAATCTCTTCGCGTGTCACCCGGCGACACCATAAAGGAGAAGAAATGAAAATATTTTACTCAACCTTGCTTCTGCTAATCGGCTTACTCTTCGCGCTCCCGAGCTTCGCGGCGAACCAGCCCGAGCTCGGCGTCATCGTGAACGACGCGAAGCCGGTGCTCGCCGGAGCTCTACCGTCGGGGACTCCGAAGACGCTCACGGTGACGCTGACGTTCGACTTCTCTCAGTCGAACGCCTGCTCGGCGACGGTGACGACGGGGTGCGTCAAGCAGTTCAACTTCTACCTCTCGGGAGCCGGCGGCGCGAAGACGCTGCTCTTCTCGATCCCCGCGCCCTCGGGCGCGTCGACTCTCCAGACCCTGACGGTTACGAGCCCCACCGTGAGCTTGGCGCTCGGGAACAACACGATCCTGGCCACGGTGGCTACGCCTGACCCGTTGGAGTCCTCGGCTCTTAGCGTGGTGGTTCCGGTCCCGCCTAATCCGCTGATCTCGTGCACGATAACGCCTAACTAGGCGGTGGAGGAATTACGATGGACCCAGCTTCTGCTCAAGACCTGGTCATCTCGCAGGTGACGTACTCGACGCTCGCGGTCATGGCGCTGCAGTGGCTGAAGAGGTCTCGGTTTGCGCCGTTCATCACCTTCGAGACCGACGCGCTCAACAAGATGGTCGCGGCGTTCTTCGCGGCGATGACCGCGGTCGGGATTCACGCTCAGTACGACAGCGTGGCGCATACGCTGATGATCACTAACATCACCTTCATGGCGGTGGCGCACGGCGTCTGGCACTTCGTTCAGAGCTTCTCGTTCCAGGAACTTATCTACCACGGCGTTCTTAAGCCGAATCCGGCTCCGGTCGTAGTTGCTCCCGTCGCGCCGGTGGTAAAGGAAGAGGGTAAGTGATCGTCTACTGGCTAAAGCGGCTAGCGGTTTATCTTCTTCGACTCGTGCGCTCGCCCAAGAACGGCGAGCTCGCGTTCGTCGACCCGAACGAGAAGTGTCCGTGCTGCGGAGCTCGCGACGGCCACCTGCGCTGCGTGAGCGTGACCAATAATCAGCTCGGCTGCCAGCACACGTGCAACGTCTGCGGGTGCCGCTGGCTCGTAAAACCGGTGGTCGCGCTGACCTCGACGTGGGCCCAGCCGGGAGTAGCGAGAACGACGGTGGAGGAGAAGGAAGATCGTGCGCCGCTGCGCCTGTTGATTCCGCCCGCGGCGGACGCGGCAGTAGAGGAGAGAGCAAAGGCTAGCTGATGGCACCGAACAACAGTATCGTTATTCGCCCGATGACCGGAGCCGCCGCGGTCCTCGACCGCCTGACGCAGCCGCTCTACGAAGCGCCGGAGACGGAGATCCGGGGGCTCGACCCGGCTCAGTGGGCGTCGCCTCTCCAGCCGATCAAGCCGATAGGCGGGCCGAATGCTGAGCCGCAGGCCTTTCAGCTCTGGGCGGGCCAGAACCTCATCTACACGCCTCGGCCGGACGCGGACCTCTCGGCGGCTGACCTGAAGGCCTTCGCGAGCTACCCACTGGCCCGGCTCTGCATCGAGAACATCAAGGATATCGTCTGCGAGGCGCCTTGGGAGATCCAGCTGAAGAGCCAGCCTGGCGAGACGAAGGCTCAGGCGGCGAAGCGCGCGAAGGGTAACGAGGACCTGCTCAAGCTTAATCGGTTCTTCGAGCACCCGGACCGCGAGCACTTCTGGGACGAGTGGCTGCGGCTGGTGATCGAGGACCTCCTCGTCGGCGATTACGTGTCGATCTTGATACGCAAGACTTTCGGCGGGCAGCTCGTCGAGACGCCTCCGATCCGCGGAGAGATGATCACGCGGTACGTGGACGCGAACGGGTGGACGCCGCTTGCTCCGGACCCGGCCTACGCTCAGCTCTGGTGGGGAATCCCGCGGGTCGACCTCTCGACGGACCAGCTCGTCTACAAGCCGCGGAACATCGTTCCGCGGAACACGATGGCGTCGCAGCTCTACGGCATGAGCCAGACCGAGCAGCTCGCGCCCGAGATCGAGATCGGCATACAGCGGCTCGCGTTCGTCCTCGCCTACTACACCGAGGGGTCGGTGCCGGGCGTCGTGCAGGTAGTACCGAAGGGAACGCCGCCGGACAAGATCGAGGAGGCGATGAAGTGGATGAACTCAGAGCTCGCCGGCAACCTCGCGAAGCGCCGGCAGTGGCGTCTCGTCCAGGGCTTCAACGAGCCGGGCAAGGCTGACCAGATCGAGTTTACGAAGGAGGCGCTGCTCTCCGACCCGTACGACGAGAAGCACATGCGCACGCTCGCGTTCGGCTACGGAGTCAGCCCTCAACGACTGATGAAGCAGATGAACCGCGCGTCGTCCGAGCAGGCCGACGACGCTGCCGAGGTCGAGGGCGTTCGTCCTATCCTCGGCTACGTTCGCAACCTCGTCAACGAGATCATCCAGCGGCGCGCGGGCTACACCGAGTTTGAGCTGAAGATTGCTCCGCAGGATGAGCCGGACGCTCAGAAGCAGGCCGAGACGCTGACGACGTACGTCAAGAGCTCGGTGCTTCGGCCAAACGAGGCGCGCGAGAAGCTGGGCGAGGACCCGGACCCGGCCCCCGCGGCGAACGAACTCGGCGTGGTCACCGGCACCGGCTTCGTCACGCTCTCGCAGCAGCAGGAGCTCCACGAGGCGGCGCTCGAGACGCAGGCCGCGACCGCGGAGGCTCAGCGTAACCCGAAACCGGCGGTGGGTGCTCCTCAGGGGGACGGGAAGGCAGGCGCAGCTGGAGAGTCTTCAGGGGGAGCGAAGAAGGAGCCAACCTCCGGTGACGATACGGCGAAGCTCATGAAGGGGCTGCTTCACGTGGTTCGTAACCACGAGCTCAGGAAGACCAAGAAGGTTCAGCCGCACGGCGTAGTGAAGGCGAAGATCCACCCTGGCAGGCTGACGACCGAGTCGATCGTTGCGAAGCACGAGCTCGAGCGCGTCGCGCAGAATCGTCTGCGGCGCATGGGCCGGATCGCGACGCGGGTTCTGAGAAAGAGAGTCGGTATCGCGACGAAGGCGAGCGCGGACGAGAACGCGGCGCTGCAGGAGATCCTCGACGAGCTCTCGGCCGAATGGCTGGCGCTCGCGGAGGAGGCTCGCGGTCCGATCGAGGACGCCTCGACGTCCGGCGCGGAGCTCGGCACGCTCCAGCTCGATATCACGGACGACGACCTCATCGCGAAGGTGAACGCGCAGGCCTCGGCCTGGGCCGCCGACCGGGCCGCGGAGCTCGTAGGCATGAAGCGAACGTCGAACGGGGACCTCGTCGCTAACCCGGACGCGAAGTGGGCGATCACCGACACGACGCGCGACAAGCTCCGGGAGATAATCGCGGACGTCTTCGAGATGGAAGCGCCGACGCTCGCGGATATCGAGCAGCGGATCATAGACGCCGGCATCTTCGACGACCAGCGCGCGACGATGATCGCGCGAACGGAGGTCGCTCGCGCTCAGTCGCAGGCGAACCTGATGTCGTGGCGCGAGTCCGGCCTGGTCCTCAAGGTCAGCTGGCAGGTCTCGGCGGACCACGAGATAGACGACATCTGCGACGACAACGAGGACGAGTCGCCGTACGAGCTCGACAGCATTCCGGAGCACCCGGCGCACCCGAACTGCGAGTGCGTCATCACGCTCGAGCAGCTCAAGGGCGAGCCGGATGGGAGCGAGGAGTAAGTTATGACGAAAGAAGTGGAAGTCTTAAACACTCAAGGCGCGGATGCGACGAAGAACCCATTCGTTAAGGAGCTCCACTCTCCGGAGAGTAAGCTTCCGGTGGCCATAGAGGTTGTTCTTGCTAAGCCGGCTCAGCACGACGCGTACCAGTTTGCCGGGAATATTGACGATCGTTTTAGCTTCGGAATGGATAGCTCGTCTACAGCGAGATCGCTTCGTGAGATCGCAGATAAGATCGAGAACGGGGAATATCTTGTACAGTCCGGATATGTGCTGACATACGCCATGCTAGATGAATATCCGATGTCGGTCGTTCAGCTTAAGTTTCACGCGAAGAGGGTGAAGTAAATCCATGGCCAAGAAGAAGCGGATCAGCGCGGTCGTAGGTCGGCTGAAGGGCGAGACGACGATGACGGTGCAGACCGTGATCTTCTCGCCGAAGAGCGCGTGGACGGTCGACGAGGCGAAGACCTGGCTGACGGATCACGACTTCAAGGCGGGCACGCCGGACGAGACCGAGACGAGCTACCGGTTCCGGCAGCGCGACCCGGGCGACTTCAAGCCGTCGAGCTTCAGGACGATCGCGCTCAAGGGGAAGAGGAAGAGCGAAGGCGCGGCGGAGAAGTTCTCTCAGGAAGAGGTCAGCTACACCACGTTCGCGGCGAACCAGGCTACGAGCTGCGAGCGGTGCGAGCACTTCGATAAGAACAACGCCTGCTCGCTCGTCGAGGGCGTCATCGCGGCGACGGGGTGGTGCGAAGAGTTTGAACCGGTCAACAAGGAGGAAAAAGTGAGCAAGGCGATGCTTAAGAAGTTCATTCCCTTCGCCAAGGTCGATGAGAAGAAGCGTGAGGTCTGGGGCATCGTCACGGCGGAGGTTCCTGACAAGGAAGACGAGGTGTGCGACTACGAGGGATCGAAGCCGTACTACCAGGCTCTCGTCAGCGAGATGTCGAAGGCGACCGACGGGCGAAACCTCTTCCCGCTGCGAGCGATGCACCAGCTCGACGCCGTGGGCAAGGGGATCGGCATCGAGTTTCGCGACGACGAGAAGGCGATCTTCATGGGGTTCAAGGTCGTCGACGACGACGCCTGGAACAAGGTCGTCGAGAACGTCTACACCGGCTTCTCGCAGGGCGGCTCGATCGTCGGCGACGTCGTGCCCGACCCGACGTACAAGGGCTGCGTTCGCTACGTCGCGCGCCCGAGCGAGGCGAGCTTGGTCGACAACCCCTGCCTCGGCGTGGCTCACTTCACGTACGTGAAGGCCGACGGCGCTGTAGAGCTTCGTAAGTTTTCCAACACCAAGGTGGGCGTCGTCGTCTCTCGCGACCAGCTCAACAAGCTTACGGAGGACGTTCGACTGCTGAAGGCTCAGGTGGGGAAGACGACGATCGCGACCGGGAAGCTAAAGACGGTCGCTGGGGAGACGCTCCCGGCTGCCGCGTTCGCATACGTCGGAAAGGCGGACGACCCAGCGACGTGGTTTGCACCTCTCGACTTCGAGAACGAGGCTACGGCGAAGTATTACACACGCATGGAGCTTGTCAGGAAGAGAGAGAAGAGCTTCCTCTTCGACGACAAGCTGGATAAAGACGTTAACGCGATCGCGAAGAAGATCAAAGAACGCGTGGAGGCTAAGGCGAAGAGCCTCGGTCTCGACCCGGCGGCGGAGCGAAGCCGCTGCGCGTTCGTTCAAGGTTTCGTTCGGAAGCGCGCGAGGGTGGCGGTTAACCGGTACGCGCGGAGGACGAAGGACGTAGGTCACTCGCTCACGTTTCTGGATGACAATCTCGGGAAGCTCGCCAAGGGGATGTACGACGCCGGGCGGCTCGCGTGCTTCATCCAGGAGCTGAGCTACATCCTCTACGGCTCAGTCGCCGAGGAGGAGTGGGAGAAGGACGAGGCTTCGGCGGTCCCGGAGATGCTCGAGGAGAACATCAACGGCCTGCTGGACTCTCTGATAGTGATGGTCGGCGAGGAGGCGCAGGAGCTGAGGGACGACCTCTCGGCTCGCGTTCGACCCGCCTGAAAAAGCATCTACCCGGTTGCGGTTGAAAGTATCCAGTCGGAGGTTTTATGAAGAAGTTTGAGACAGTTCTTGATCTGCTGAAAGCGGGCGGGCTTCACGGTCACTTTCAGAAGGCGGCGGATCACCACGCGGCGATGGCGAAGGCTCACGGTGAGCACGCCGCGTTCGTGAAGGCGAAGGCCGACGCGATGTCGGACGACGACGCGCACAAGGCCTACTTCGGGAAAGCGGCGGAGTGCCACGCGGCCCTGGAGAAGCTTCACAAGGCTCACGCGGACCACCACGCGGCGATGGCGGACAACACCGACGCCGACAAGGCGGACGCTCCGGCGGACGCGACCAAGGCTGCGGGAGCGGGAGACTCGGCGACGATCGCGGCGACCGCGGACATGGGCGGCTTCATGCGTGAGACGATGAAGGCGGCGATGGAAGAGCTGAAGAGCGATCCCGGTTTCAAGGAGACGTTCAAGAAGATGATCGCCGACGAGGCGAAGAAGATGCTGAGCGGCACTGTGATCCCCGATCACGTCAAGAGCGCGGTTGACCCGGCGACGAACCCGAACCTCAAGCTGGTGCCGCGTCCTGGCGGCCCGTCTACTGAGGACGCCGGACCTAAGGTCCCGCTGCAGCACGCTCACCTCGTCGAGGAGTAAAGCTTCTAGCTTTCGCTCCCGGTCGAGCGAAACCAATTTTTGATGTCTTGTGGAGACGGAACTCTTATGAAGATTAACCAAGAAACTTACGCCCTCGCGAGAAGCTACGCGACGAAGAGTATGAAGAAGATCGTCTCGGACCCGGAGATCGACAAGCTGATGTCGAGAGCTTATCCGAAGACGCTCGGCGGCGAGATCGATGCCAAGGACTGGTCCCTCGATCATCCTCTCGTCAAGTCCGTAGGCCGCGTAATCATCAAGAGGCAGTACGACGAGCTGCAGAAGGCGGGCATCACGACCGCGCTGGGCTTTAACTTCTTCGACCTGCGCGGCCCCGCGTACTTCATCTTCCCGCTGTTAACCCCCTTCATCCAGATGATCGCGAAGGCCGGCAAGGTCAACGCGGGCGTCGGCACGGCGGCGAACTGGAAGGCGACTCGCAACCCGAACAGCGGCTACACCTACGCTGGTGTCCTGGAAGGCCAGCGCAACCAGATCTCGACCCCGGACGAGGTGAACTACCTCGCGACGTACAAGGAGCTCGGCCAGGAAGGCGCCTCGACCTTCACCGGGCAGTTCGCGGGCGAAGGCTACACCGACAACATGGCGGACGAGCACTTCCGAAACCTGGCGCGCGTCCGGCTGCACGAGGAGATGTTCACCCTCAACGGCAACGCCGGTCCGTCGACGATCAACGCGCTGCCCACCGGCAACCTGGGCTACTCGCTCGGGACCCCGACGACCGCCGGCTCCTTCGGCTCGCTCGTTCCTACGCCCACCTCGACGCTCGCGACCGGGACCGGTCCGCTCGTCACCGGCTCGAACATCGTCGTGGCGGTGGTAGCCATCACGCCGTTCGGAATGAACCCCGGAGGCCAGGCTGGCTACGCGAAGCCGCCCTCGGTGGCCAACGGCCTGACCACCAACTACACCCGGACTAACGCCGACGGCTCTCAGACGAACGTCGCCTGCGGCCTCAGCGCGATCTCGAACGTGCAGGCGCTCGTCACGACGAACGCCACCGCCCAGTTCGTGAACGTCTCCGTCCCCGCCGTAAAAGGCGCCGTGGCCTACGCGTGGTTCTGGGGAGTAAACGTCGCCGCCGCTCTCGCGAACTGCAAGCTCGGCGCGATCACGTCGGCTCCTAGCTACCAGATCACCAACGTCGCGTCCGGAACCCAGCTCGGTAACGCCGCGGGGCTCTCGGTCGACAACAGCTACCAGCCGACCGACTTCGACGGCCTGATGACGTACTGCTTCACGCAGGGTCTCGTCACCGACATGAACGGCGGCTCGCTGACTCCTGGCGGCAACGGTCTCGTCAAGGAGATCGAGGCCGACCTCGCTTATATGTGGAACAACTTCCAGGCGCAGCCCGACGCGATCTGGGCCTCCGCCGACTCGCGCACCGCTCTCGACCAAGCGATCCTCTCGAGCAGCGGCTCTGGCCCGAACGCCTTCATCTTCAGCTACGACAAGGCGGGGCAGAATAGTGGCATCACCGGCGGCTACGCGGTGAGCGGCTACAAGTCGAAGTACTCGATCAACCCCGAGGGCGGGAACGTCATCCCGATTCGCATCCACCCGATGCTGCCCTCCGGCACCCTCTTCTACGACATAAACACCAACCCGTACGCCCACAGCCGGGTTCCGGCCGTGCGTCAGTTCCTGCTCCAGCGCGACTACTACTCGATCGAGTGGCCCGTCACGACGCGGCAGTGGACCTTCGGCACGTACATTCACGAGGTTCTCGCGCACTACATGCCGTGGATCACGGCGGTTCGCACCGGCGTCGGGCCGTTCGTCGCTCCGTGCTGGCTCGCCGCGGCGGTCTACGGAGAAGACTTCGAGACCGGGCCGCGCGTCGGCCTCGTCCGGCGGTGGCTCGTCGAGGACTGGGAGAAGACCGGTCCGCTTGCGAAGCTGGTCATGGGCCTCTACCGGCGCTACGGCCAGCAGGCCGCGGCGATCGTCTCGCGCTCGAAGGCGCTCACGGCGCTGGTTCGCCGTGGCTTCGACCGCGTGCTCGCGAAGGCGGAGGCGAAGTACGGGCGCTAGTGTAGTCGTCTTCCCACGTCTCGACTGAGACGGTCCTGACGGACGAGGGTCGCGCATTCGGGGAAACGCGAAATTTTTAAGAACGGAGGAGAACTCATGGCTAAACCAGGAAGCGGCTCTCACGTACCGACGTCCGGTCAGAACACTCAGCTCGCCTCGCTGAAGGCGACGCTGGACACGGCGGCGGCGACGCTGACGTCAGCTCAGTCCTCGCTCGTCACGGCGCAGAACTCTTACAACGCCGCGCTGAAAGCTTACAAGGACTACCAGCACTACATCAACGGCGGCGGGATAAAGCCGAACGTTCTCGACGAAGGGTCTCAGGACGCGCTGTAAAAACCAGAAAGGAACCCGGTCACTCTCAGATGAAGATCGCAATATTTTATCCCAAGAACCTCTACGCATCCTGGTACGCGCTCGGCGGGTATCGCACGACGCTCGAGCGCCTCGGCTACGACGTTACTGACTGCCCGTTTCCGGGAAACCAGGTGGCGAACACCGAGGAGCTGAAGAAGGTCTACCCGTCTCTCGAGAAGCTCGCCGAGCACGACCTGATCATCAGCTTCTTTCACGAGTACTCTCAGCCCTGGCTCTCGCGGCTCTACGACCTCGAAGGCTGGCAGCGGCTTATGGAGAAGGTCCCCGTCGTCGCGCGCTTCGACGAGTCGATGGACCGCCGGGACCTCGCGCTGCCGGACCGAGTGCCGGAGCTCAAGCAGTGGGCAAAGTTCTTCTCGTTCCCTGCGACGCAGGACGCGGCGAAGTACGGCGGCGTGTTTCACCCATTCGGCGCTGATACTACCATCTTCAAGCCGAACTATCTTCAGCACCGGCCGAAGAAGTACGACGTTGGTTTCATCGGCTCGCTCTACCCTTCGCGACAGGATTATCTTCGTCGGCTGACGGAGCACGTTCCGGTGACGGTGGGGTCGGTCGTGGTTCAGGACCTCGGCGGGATCGTCGAGCGGGCCTCGACGGAGCTCCTTGCCGAGAACTATCGCCAGATCAAAATCTTCTTCTGCCTGCCGCCGCTCTCGCGCCTGATCGTCTGCAAGGTCTTCGAGATTCTCGCGTGCGGAACGTTCGTCATGTACCCGAAGCTGCCGTGGGGCGAGCGCGATAACATGAAAATTTTCGAGGACGGCAAGGACCTCGTCTACTACGACCCTGGCTACCTCGGCAAGAACGTCAAGCAGATCGAGCACTACCTGAAGGACGAGAGCGAACGAGAGACGATCGCCGCCTCGGGCTGCCGAAAGGTTCACGAGAATTACTCGCTCGACTGGCTCTGTGATGAGCTCGTAAAGATGAAGGACTGGACCGTCGATCATCCTTTGTCGAAGGTCGTTACTTTTAGCAAGGAGCCGGCGATCCCGGCCTGAGGAGAAAGAGAATGCAGAATCAAAACATAACGATGACAGGGTCCTCCATCCCCGTCAAGGCGACGTGCCAGTCCGAGGCGTTCGAGTTCTACTGCGCGGCGCACACGTTCACCTTCCAGTACGCTATCCGTCTTGATGAGCAGCCGACTCCTCAGCCAGGCGAAGTCGCGAAGACGACGGTCGGCGACGCGTCGAGCGCGGAGGCCTACGCGGCTACGCTCTTCAAGTTCATCGCCGAGAGCGCGAAGGGTAAGCCGTGGAACGTCGGCGACACGATCGGCTACCTTAACGGGACGAACGCCGACGTGGTCGTCTGCCGGCCTCGGCGCGCGGGAGGAAACTGATGCGGCTCTACGAGAAGCTTCCGACGTGCGAACGATCGTTCAAGCGCTTCGTTCTGCGCGAGGGCCACGGGGTCGAGCACGAGGTCGGGGCGCTGCTCTACGCCGTCGTGCGCTTGCTCAAGCCGGACGTCTGCTTCGAGTCGGGGCTCTTCATCGGCGACTCGGCGGAGTGGATTGGGAAGGCGCTCGCCGACAACGGTTACGGGCACCTTCACACCTGCGACGTCGACGCGAACCGGATCGAGCCGGGCCGGATGCGCCTGATGAGCTACCCGGTGACCGTGCACCACTGCCGCGGCGAGGAGCTGCTCGCGAAGCTGACCGCTGACGGCGCGCAGCTCGACTTCGCCCACGTGGACTCGGGGAGCCAGCAGGAGCGAAAGGCGGAGCTGCTCTCGCTCGACGAGACGAAGATCACGCCGCTCGGCGTCGTGGCGTTCCACGACGCGTGCATCGGCTACGAGGAGCTCTACCCGGCGATGGCCGAGGCGCGAACGAACTGGCCGCACCTGGTGTTCCCGTCGCTGATCGGGGTCGCGATATTTCAGAGGCCGGAATGAAGTGGCAGATCTTAACCCTGACGCAGCCTTCGCGCAAGTGGTACCTCGCGAGGCTCGTGAACACACTCAAGGCTCAGCTGAGAGACCTCTGCGGGGAGGTCGCGCACGTCGTGACGATGCACCAGATAGGGAAGACGGTGGGCGAGAGCCGGCAGGCGATGGTCGAGAACGCGGTCGCGGACTACGTCAGCTTCGTAGACGACGATGACCTCGTCTCGTGGGACTACGTCAGCTCGATCTTTCCGCTGCTCGATGGTCGCGACCTCGTGGGGTTCCAGCTCCAGATGTACGTCGACGGCGTAAAGTTGAAGCCTACTTATCACAACCCCGAGCTCTCTTGCTGGAGCGAGGACGAGAAGGCGTACTACCGCGACATCTCTCACCTCAGCCCGATCCGAAGAGAGCTCGCGCGCAGGGTTAAGTTTGACGGCGGCTTCGGCGAGGACGAGCGCTGGGCGGCCCAGGTGAGGGAGAAGAGCTTGGTGAAGACGTACGGGTATGTCGATAAGGTCCTGTACCACTATTACTATCGGTCGGTGAAGAACGACGGGGTGAGAGCGTGACGAGAATTTCGGTCTGCGGTCTGGGGAAGCTGGGGTCGCCGATCGCGGCGGTCTTCGCCGTGTCGGACGTCTCGGTGATGGGCTACGACACTGACGTCAGGAAGGTGGAGCTGCTGAGCCGGCGTCGCCCCCCGGTGGACGAGCCGCAGCTCGCGGAGTATTTAGCTTTACCAGAGGTGAGGAAGAACCTGCGCGCGTCGGCGTTCGTTGCTGACGCGGTTCGCTCCTCGGAGGCGACGCTCTTCGTTACCCCGACGCCATCACTCGCGGACGGGAGCTTCGACCACACTCTCCTCCTGACGGCGATCTCGACGGTGGCGCGCGAGGTGAGTCACCAGTATCGGAACGACCACCTGTTTATCATAAACTCGACTACGGTTCCTGGATTTATGCGAGGGACGGTCGAGCCCACGCTGCGACGTCTTCTTCACCCGCTGTCGTTTCACCTCGCCTACAAGCCGGAGTTCATCGCTCTCGGCACGGTGATTCGCGACCTTCACAACCCTGACCTGCTCCTGATAGGAAGCGAGCGCGAGGAGACGCACGAGCGCGTCGAGAGCCTCTACCGGGAGATGCTGCTTATCGACAGCCCGGCGAAGAGAGTGTCGCTCACCGAGGCCGAGCTCGCGAAGATTTCGCTAAACTGCGCGGTGACGATGAAGATCAGCTTCGCGAACCAGGTCGGGCTGGTCGCTCAGAAGCTCGGCGCTGATCCAGCGAAGGTTCTCGACGCGGTCGGCGAGGACAAGAGGGTGGGACACGGCGCGCTGCGCCCTGGCCTGCCGTTCGGCGGCCCGTGCTTTCCGCGTGACAACCGAATGTTCCAGTACGTGGCCGGTCAGGTAGGAGAGCGCGCTCCTCTCTCCGAGGCGACCGATACGATGAATCGACGAACGTTACGATTAGTCGCCGACGGTCTTCCTCCTACGGGTGACGTCGGCATCCTGGGACTGAGCTACAAGCCAGGGACGTCGTTCACCGAGGAGTCTCCGGGCATGTGGTGGCGCCAGGCGCTGCTCAGCCGTGGCCGTCGGGTGAAGACGCACGACGTCGCCGCGCCGCACACGCACACGGTGGAAGAGGTCCTCGCCTGCCCGATCGTCATCGTGGCGACGGCGTGGGAGGAGTACAAGAGCTTGGCGGTGAGCGAGAGCACGTTCCTCGTCGATCCGATGGGGGTGCTGAGGCCCGCCGCCGAGATGGTCGCGTTAAGATCCTTACCGGTCGAGGAGGTAGTGCATTGAGCATCAAGGGAAAGAGCTTGGCGGTGCTGACTCCGATGTACGGCGGCACCTGCATGAATAACTACTTCAGCTCCATGATGGTGCTGAAGGAGGGAGTGCTGCGCTTCGGTATTCCGCACTCGTTCCTGTCGGTCTACAACGAGTCGCTTATCACCCGCGCGCGGAACCGACTCGCGGACTCGTTCTTGAAGGAGCACGAGCACACCCACGCGGCGTTCATCGACTCGGACATCGGCTTCGACCCGCGAGACCTGCTCGCGATCTTGGAGATGGACCTCGACATCGTCGGGCTTCCGTGCTCGAAGAAGACGATCAGGTGGGACAAGGTCCAGCGCGCCGTGCGGCGCGATCCCCAGCGGGAGCTGACGCCCGAGCAGATGTCGCACATCGGCAGCGAGTGCGTCTTCAACTTCGCGCCGAGGGTCGGGGAGTGGCAGATCAACCTGGGCGAGCCCCAGGAGGTCGAGACCTGCGGCACCGGCATCTTGGTAGTTCGCCGCGAGGTGTTTCTCAAGTTCATGGAGAGCTTCCCCGAGAGGTGGTACGAGGGTCGCGGGGACGTCGCGGCGCTGCCCGGCCCGATTCACGACTTCTTTCGCGCTGGCGTCAACCCGGACACGCACGACTACGACTCGGAGGACTACTGGTTCTGCAAGGAGGCTCGGTCGCTGGGCTTCAAGGTGTGGGTCTGCCCGTGGGCGAAGACGTCTCACATGGGCAGCTACGTCTACCACGCGAACCTGCCGGCGACGGCGTCGCTGGTAGGCAGCTTGACGTGACCTTTAGGCGAGCCCTTCCGACCGGGTGGGGTTCGCCGGAGAACGTGGTGGTGAAGTCAGGGGCCCAGCTTCACCACCGCGATTAGGAAAAGGAAGACGAGATGACGATGAACACCGACGGGACGGACTCGATAGACCTCACGACTCTCGGCGCAGTGAAGAGTTGGCTTGAGATCGACGACACTAATAAAGAGCCGGACACGGACATCCAGGACGTGATAACCGGCTTCAGCCAGTACGTCCTGAACCAGTGTGGCGTCGTCTCTTTCAGCAGTCTCTCGGCCTTCGTCGAGACGCGCGACGGGAACGGAAACGACACGATGTTCACCCGGAATCGCCCCATCGTGAACGTCTCCGCCGTGGTGGTGAACGGCGTTCAGGTTCCTCCGGCGGGAGACTGGCCGTCTTACGGCTACTACGTCGCTGATGACAAGAAGTCGATCAGGATTCGCGGCACCGGACCGGTGAGCGGCTCGAGGTCGATGTTCGGCGGGCTCTATTCGCCTCGGTCGTCCTTCTTTCGATCGCGTGGGTTCGACGTCGGCCAGGCTAACGTAACTCTCAGCTACCTGGCCGGATTCATCAAGGTCCCTGCTGATCTCGAGCTCAGGTGCCGACAGGCGTGCGCCATAAACTACCGGAGGCGGCAGACGCTCGACATGGCGTCGAAGTCGGTCTCGGCCGGAGGAACGACGGGCACCACGCGCTTCCGGGACTGGGAGATCCCTCCGGAGTGCCAGACCGTTATCGACTTCTACTCTCGGCTGGCGGTGGTAGGATGATTCGTTTCTCCTTCAACGGCAGCGACAAGAGAGTGGCTCTCGCCCTGCGGGAGAGAGGCCAGAAGCTCGTCGCGGCGCTGCGCGAGGCTCTCGACCTCTCGATGCTCGAGCTGGTGCGACGGATTCAGGAGAAGCTCTCCGGGGAAGTCTTGCACCAGCGAAGCGGCAAGCTGATCGGCTCGGTCCATAAGGAGACTACCGCGGTCGCCGGAACACAGATCATCGGCAGGGTCACGGCCGCTGGAGGCCCGGCGTGGTACGGTAGGGTTCACGAGTTCGGTGGCACGCGGGCGTACGACATCTACCCCGTCAAGAAGAGAGCGCTTGCGTTCATGGCGGGCGGGGGTGTTAACAGCCGCAGCTTCTACTTCAAGCAGGGCTCGCGTCGAGGCAGCCTGCGCCCGAAGATGTACGGCAAGTTCGCCGAGGCGGGAGGCGTCGTGGTAAAATCGGTTCATCACCCGCCGCTGCCTCGGAGGTCGTTCATGGCGACGTCGCAGGAGGAGCTTCGCGGTAAGATCAAGAGCAACTTGCTGGAAGCGGCGGCGAAGGCGCTGAGAGGCTAAAAGATGATAGCGATCGACTTCGAGAGCCCAAACTATCTGGAGGTGGTCTTCGCGGCGCTCTTCGCGAAGCTGAAGACGGCGAAGTTCGGCGGGAGCATCGTCGTCAAGTCTTTTCAGAGAGCCGTCCAGCCTCCGGACCAGATCGACGCGGCGAACCAGCCCGCGCTGCTGCTCATCGAAGGTCTACTGGGGGAGTCGCAGGAGGGGCTCTTCGGCCCGGCGAAGTGGCACCTCGGGGCGTTCGCCGTCGTCTACCTTCGAGCGGACGGCTCGAGCGCCTCTCAGCAGCAGGTGAGCCCGGCGACGCAGGCGAACTGGATAACTTGGGGAATCGCGCTCGCGCTCGGCGTGACGTATCCTCCTTACCAGAAGCAGACTCTCGACGGCCTCGTCTATCACTGCTGGGTGGACGGCCAAGTGAGCGTGGAGGTGGTCGACCAGCAGGTCGTCGTCGTCGTGCCGATTAGCCTGCTGCTCGGCCCCGTCGGGTGAAAAAAGATTATTTGGAAGCTAGCTCCGGTCAGCTAGGGGAAGAGTCGCTAGGAGGAAATAGGAATGGCTAACATCCAGTTTGGGACGGGCGTTCTCTTCGGCAACCCGGTTCTCGGAAACCTGCCGGCGAGCCCCACGCCCTACAAGTTTGGCGTCCTGCAGGAAGTCACCGTGGACTTCAAGGCCGACCTGAAGAAGCTATTCGGGCAGAGGCAGTTTCCGGTGGCTACGGCGCGCGGCAAGATCGAAGTTACTATCAAGGGCAAGATCGCGGCGACCGACATCAGCATGCTCAACCAGCTCTACTTCGCTCAGGTTCAGAGCCAGGGCTACAACCTCATGGTCGACGGCGAGGCTCAGACCGCGAGCTCGAACGCCGTCAGCGTTCTTCACACCCCGATCGTCGAGGACTGGGGCCTGATCTACTCCGGGACCGGCCAGGCGTTCATCAAGGACTCGTCGAACGCCGCGGTGGCCGTCACGGTGGCGGGTCACTACACCGGGCCGAACCTCGTCAGCGGAAAGTATACGCTTAACTCCGCGGACAACAACGCGCTGGTGAAGGTCTCCTACACCTACTTCAACAACGTGACCACGGGAGCGACGATCACGCTGGCGAACCAGCTGATGGGCTACGCGCCGGAGCTCTCCGCCTTCCTCTACAACCAGTTCCGGAACAAGTACCTCGCCCTGGAGCTGAACGACGTCACTCTCGGCGGCCTCTCGATCCCGACGAAGCTCGAGGACTTCTGGATGCTCGACTTCGACGGTTCGGCGAACGTGGACGCGAGCGACAATCTGGGCAAGATCATGGCGGATCTAATCTAAAGAAAAGGAGAACCCGGTCATCATGGCAGACGAGGTGAAGTACGAAGGAACGAAGGTCAAGCTCGGCGGGGTGGAGTACGTCGTCCCGTCGCTAAGCGTGAAGCAGGCGCGAGCTCTCTGGGGTGACATCCTGTCGATGGACGAGGGGATCACGAAGGAGAACCTGCCGGACAAGTATGCGGCGATGCTTAAGGTGATTCACGCGGCGCTGACGAGGAACTACCCGGACGTCAAGCTCGAGGAGATCGAGGAGCACGTCGACGTGGCGAACATCCGTGACCTGGTTCGCATCGTCTGCGGTCGCTCCGGGGTTGGCGCTCCGCAGGGGCCTCAGCCGGTCGCGGCGGCGCCAGCGGCCGCTTAGTCAACTGGCCCGCGATATACGGGGCCATCGTAACGCAGACCGGCTGGACGTTCGAGTACGTTGACGACCTGGAGCTAGCGAGAGCACTCGAGCTGCTGGCTTACCTAAACGGCGGGCGAGAAGAAGATAGAAAGATACAGGTTCCGAGGTCGCCATCTGAGTGGTCTCCGGAGAGCGTCACCGAGGAGGCGAACGAGGCGGCGCTCGCGACGTTCGGGATGATGCCGGGAGTGACGAGAGGTACGCTGGGCGAGCGCGAGCGGGACCTGATTAAGTGGGCGGAGGAGGAGCTTAAGCGTGGCGGGAAACGACACCCTTCTTGAAGCTGGGGCGGTAATCGACACCTCTCAGGCTACCACCGGCTTGAAACAGCTCGCGGCGGACACGGAGTCTACGGCGAGCTCGATGACGAAGTCGTTCCAGCGCGTCGGAGCCGAGTCCGAGAGCGCAATGCGCCGCGTCGGCGGGCACGAGGCGACCGAGGCGCGTCACGCGATTCACGGCCTGGGCGAAGAGATCGGCATTCACGTTCCTCGCTTCATCCAGTCCTTCGTCTCGGGGCTAGGCGGCGTCGCGCCGGTTCTCGCGGCGGCGTTCACCCCGATCGCTATTTTCGGTTTGTTAGAAGTTCTTGCGGAGATTCCAGAAAAGATTCGCGAGGGAGTAGATGCGCTCGTAGGCTGGGACGAGGAGGCGAAGAAGGCGTACGGCGACGCGCTTAAGGCGAACGTCGAGCTTCAAGTCAAGCAGGAAGAGCTGAACGAGAAGCTGAGAGAAACGCAGCTTATCGGGGCGACCGGTCTAGGAAAGTATAGCCTGGAGCTGAACATCCTAGGGCAGAACCTTCAGGACAAGGGTACGCTTCTCGTCGAGTTTAACCGGCGTATCAAGGAGGCTCAGGCCGAGGTGGAAGAGCTCTCGAAGCCGTCCACCTTCACGTCGACGTGGGGTTCGATCCCGATCCCTGAGAAGTTCACCGGGTGGCTGACGGGAACGAACGAGCAGATCAAGGAGGCGAAGCAGAACCTCGAAGCTCTTCAGGCGGCGGCGAAGTCTCTCCAGGACGCCATCCAGTTTAAGACCCCGGTGGCCAAGAGCACCGCCAAGGCTGAGCAGGCTAAGGCCGACAAGGAGCTGAACGAGAAGACGTACGACGAGGGCGTCGAGCTGATGCACCGCACCGCTACGGAAGACCAGCGGATGATCGACGAGCGCATCCGAGGCGAGCAGGAGGCGGAGCGCGCGATCGACGCGCTCATCAACGCGCAGTCGGACGAGACGATCAAGGGGATTGTGGAGCGGGAGACGGCGGAGAGAAAGTTCGTCGAGGACCGAAAGAGGGACGAGCTCGAGACGGCCCTCGCTGGCAAGGACGCGGAGAAGGCTCGGGTCGAGAACGAGCTAAGAATTGGCACCATCACCTCCGGCGTCGCGCGCGACCAGCTCGTTCGGCTCGACGAGGAGAAGCTCCAGCTCGAGCTCGCGTACCTGAACGAGCGGCAGGCGGCGATCACGGCGCGCATGAGCGGCGAGTCCGACGCGCTCTACGCGCGAGACCTCGCGGAGCTCTCGCGGATCGAGTCCGAGAAGGTGAAGGTGACGAACGAGGCGAACTCGGCGATCGTCGCCGACGAGAACCGAACGTCCGTCGCCATGATGAAGGCCTGGCAGTCCGTTACGGTGATGCTGCAGCGGGGCGTCGACTCGATGATCGAGGGTGTGCTGCGCGGAACGAAGACGATCGGTCAGGCTTTCGAGGAGATGGCCGGGGATATGATCATCGCGATGCTCGAGGCGTTCGCGAGGATGCTCGTCGCCCAGCTCGTCTACACGGCCACGGCCGGAGCGGTCGACAAGGAGCACTCGATCGCGAGCATCCTGCGCAGCGCCTACCAGGCGGCGGCTCACGTCTACGCTGAGGTCCCTTTTCCGTTCAACCTCGTCGCCGCGCCCGCCGTGTTCGCGCTCGTCGCCGCTTCGGCGGCGGGGCTGCCCTCCGCCGGCTCTGGCGCGCTCCTCGCGAACGACGGGCCGATCTACGCTCACCGCGAGGAGATGGTGCTGCCGCCTAACTTGAGCCGCGGAGTTCAGAGCATGATAAACCAAGGCGGCGCTCCGGCCGGAGGTGGGCCTACGATTTACTTCTCGCCTCAGATCAGCGCGATCGACGCTCGCGGAGTCGCGCAAGTTCTTGAGGGTCAGATGGACACGCTCGTCAGCATCCTCGGGCGGGCGCGACGGGAGAACCGATTTTGAGCAACCTGATCTGGACGCCGCCTAACTACCTCGCGTGGAGTGTGTTCAAGAGCCCGGAGATGTCGACTCTCGTCCAGAAGGCCGTGAGTGGCAAGACGACGCGTGCTCAGCTCTACGCGACGCCGATCTGGAACTATAAGCTCAAGTGGGAGCTGCTGAGAAACAGCGGCAGCGCCTCGCCGACGAGCCTCAACAGCCTCATCGACTTCTTCCTCTCGCGCGGGGGCGCGTACGACTCGTTCCTCTACGCCGACCCGGACGACAACGCGGTGACGGACCAGCTTATCGGCTACGGCGACGGGGTAACGACTCAGTTCCAGCTCCTCTATCAGAAGGCTGGCGCCGCCGCTCAGGCCGCAGGAGGATTCTACGAGCTCGTCCAGAATCCTAATGTCGTCTCGGCGGTGAAGATAAACGGATCGGCGCAGGCTGCGTTCTCATATGCAATCGGGACGGAGAACCAGTTGCTCTATTCTCAAGACTTCTCTAATGCTTTTTGGTCGAAGAATGCGCTTGCGATCACGGCGAACAGTACCGCCGCTCCTGACGGGACGACCACTGCGGATACACTTGCGTCGTCAGGTGACGGCTATGCGACTCAGCTTGTTACAGGAATTGCAGCGGGAGAGCTCGTCACATTCTCCGTTTATCTCAAGGCTGTCTCCGGAACGCCTACGATAAAGATATTCTTGAATAGCGCCTTCGCTGGAGGATGGCTTACCGGGCCGTTTACGTCCTGCGCGCTTAACTCCACATGGCAGAGATTTTCCGTAACAGCTCCGATGTCGGCGCTTCCGGGAATATCCGGAATGATGGCGATGGTAGGTGGCGCGAACAGTATACCAAATGGAGTCTCCGTGTATGCTTGGGGCGCGCAACTTGAAAGATTCCCTGCGGCGAGCGGGTATCTCGCGACCATAACCGACCAGGTGAAGCCGCTCGGCATGATAACGTTCGGTACGGCTCCGGGACTCAACCTTCCTGTTACGGCGAGCTTCAGTTTCTATTATCGGCTCCGATTCAAAAACGACCTGAACGAGTTCGAGCAGTTTATGAAGAACCTCTGGCAGCTCCAGCAGCTCGAGCTCGTAAGCGAGACCCTATGAGATCGCTCGACCCTAACTTGCTAGCTCTTCTTCAAGGTCGACGGAACTTCTTCACCGCGGATCTTTTCACCATCCAGCCTCCGTCGCCGGCTTTTTCTCAACCACTGTTTCTGACGAGCTGCGATCGAGACATTCTCTATCCTGCGAATCTCCTTCTCGCCTCCGAAGACTTCTCCGACCCAGCGTGGTTCGCGAGTAACACCGGGGCTTCTGACCCAGTGGTCACGCCGAACTTTACGACGGCTCCTGACGGGACAAACACGGCCGACAAGATCGCTTTCCCTGACTGCACCGGTGGTGTGTTCAACGCCGCGCTGGCGCAAGACGTATTTTTTGGTGCGCCTGTTCAGCCTGGTTTGACGATGTTCACTTTTTCTTGCTGGGTTAAGACTGACACAACCGGAGTTCTTCGCATTGGGATGGATAGTTCGCTCAGGCCAAATCTATCGGAAGCGCCGGTCGCAAATCTTACGAACAAATGGCAATTTGTGAGAGCAAGCGGACTTGAGGGAGGAGATATTGGAGCAGGTTTCTATAGCGACAGTATGCCGGCGATAAATATCTACGTCTGGGGCGCTCAGCTTAACTTTGGCCCGGGCGTTTCGCCTTACGCGAAGAACGACGGCGCGAGCAACCTCGCGCGCTGGAGCTCCAGGTTCGTCAAGGCGACCCGCGGCCGGCTGAAGTGGAGCGTAGGCCTGACGGTCGATACGCTCGACATGACTCTCGACGCTAACCCTAACGTCCTGCAGGATGGCGTCCCTATCCTGAAGCAGTTCCAGCGGGGCTACTTCGACGGGGCGCGCTTCCAGTACGATCGTCTCTACGGGACGGCCTACGGCCAGTGGGTCGGCGCGCTCACGCTCTTCACCGGGAACATCGCGGACATTAAGAACGTAGGTCGAACGCGCTGCGCTCTCACCGTGCGCTCGAGGCTCGAGCTCCTTAACAACTCTCTTCCGAGAGTTCTCTTCCAGCCTTCCTGCCGCTGGACGCTCTTCGACGACGGCTGCACTCTCGACAAGGAGACGTACGCTATAAACCTGACCTACGTCGCTTCGGGGTCGGACGTCCTGACGCTGAAGTCGAACGCCACCCAGTCCGACGGGTACTTCTCCCTCGGGACGATCACCTTCACGAGTGGTGAGAACGCGGGCCTGAGCGCCACGGTGAAGCAGTACGCTCACTCCGGCGGGACGTTTATCATAAACAAGCCCTTCCCCTACCCGATCGCGAACGGCGACGCCTTCACGGCCTACCCTGGCTGCGACAGGACGCAGACCGCCTGCGGTCCGGCGAAGTTCAACAACCTGGTAAACTTCGGAGGGTTCCCTTACATCCCGGTCCCGGAGGCGGCGTTTTGATCCTGACCATTCATTGCGACATCTGCGGGAGAGAGTGCGACCCGCCAACGCCGGAGCAGGTCGAGAGGAGCAAGGACTCCCTGGCTGGAAACCGCAGGCCGAGGCTGGCCTGCGAGGGAACGTGCTACCAGCGAGCACGCGTGCTCGAGGAGGCGGAGACCTGGCTGAGGACTCCGTTTCACCACGAGGCGCGCGTCAAGGGGGCCGGGGTCGACTGCGCGATGCTCCTCGCCGAGGTCTATGAGCGCGTGGGACTGATTCCTCGTCAGAGCCCCGATCACTACTCGGCGCAGTGGCATCTCCACCGCGACGACGAGAAGTACCTCCCGTGGATACTCGCGAACGCGGTCGAGACTCACTCCGCGCCGAGCCCTGGCGACATCGTCATGTTCAAGATAGGACGCGCGTGGTCTCACGCAGGAATCGTCCTTAGCTGGCCGTTGATAATTCACGCGTGGTTCCAGACGGGGGTGGAGACGAACGACGCGTCTCTCGACCCGCTGCGGACGTACCCGCGTCGGTTCTTCACGCTCAAGGCTTGGCTGGAAGGCGGTGAGGAGTGAGCGGCCTTTTCGGGAGAACGAACGCCATTCAGAGCTCGAAGCTCAAGGGGCTCTCCGCTCAGACGAGCGTCTACGGAGCCGTCTTGCCTCTGGGGTACGGTCGCTTCCGTCTCTCCGGAAACATGATCTGGTACGGCGACTTCACGGCGACGAAGCAGAAGGCGCAGGGCGGCAAGGGCGGGATGTTCGGCGGCGGCGGCAAGGGCGGCGGCGTCTCGTACGAGTACTCCGCGGCGGTGCTGCTCGCTCTCTGCGTCGGCGGCTCTTCGCTGAAACTCTTCAACGTCTACGACTCGGCGGGGCAGGTCGAGCTTACGGTCACCGTGGAGACGTTCACGGTCCCTGGCGGCGGCGGGTCTCACACCGTAGCTCACAGCGGCTCGACGGTCTTCTACGGCGATCACGGCGTTACGCGCGGCGACTCCTACTCCGTCCCGACGAACGACTACGGGAACCCCGCCGGGTCCGGAACGCTGACCGGCACTCAGCAGACGCCGATGGCGACGGTGGTCGCCTCGCCTGAAGCCGGCCAGTACACCGTCTCGAGTTCCGGAACGTACGCCTTCTCGGCGGCGGATGCCGGGAAGGTGATGACGATCACCTACGCGTGGGCGGCCCCCACCGCGGCGGGGACGTCGGGGCAGCCGATCACGGTCGCTCAGCTCACGTTCCTCAAGGGGACTCTCGGGCAGTCGCCCTGGAGCTACCTGAGCACGAACCACCCGACCGAGGCCCTCGGCTACACCCAGGTCGCCGCCGTCGCATCGCCGAAGATGGACCTCGGCGGCTCGGGGGCGCTGCCAAACTTGAGCTTCGAGATCGGCGGCCTGCTGCCGTTCGGCGGCGGGATCGTCGACTCGAATCCGCGCGACGTCATCGTGGACGCGCTGACGAGCACGACCTACGGCGTCAGCTTCCCGGCGGCGGAGATCGGCGACCTCTCGAACTACTCCGACTTCTGCGTCGCGAACGGCCTGTTCATGAGCCCGGTCTTCGACAGCGATCGCCCGGCGGCCGACTGGCTGAAGGACATAATCGACGCGACGGTGAGCGAGGCGTTCATCTCGCAGGGAGTTCTGAAGATAGTTCCGTACGGCGACACGAGCGCAGTGGCGTTCGGCGCGACGTACCAGCCGCAGACCGCTCCGGTCGTCGACCTGAACGATGACGACTTTCTCTACGACGCGGGCGAGGACCCGGTCCGAATAACTCGCCCGACGATCGCCGACGTGTTCACTAACGTTAGGGTCGAGTACCTCGAACGAGCGAACCGTTACAACCCCACCGTGGTCGAGGAGTTCGACCAGAACGCGATCGAGACGTACCGTCCGCGTCAGACGTCGCCGACGTCGATGCACTTCTACACGACGCAGGCGGCGTCCCAGCAGGCCGCGAACATGATCCTCAAGCGGCAGATCTACGTCAGAAACCAGTACGGCTTCAAGATCGACATGCGCTACCCCTACCTCGAGCAGATGGACCTCGTCACGCTGACTGACACGAACCTCGGGCTCGACAAGACCCCGGTGAGGCTGCTGAGCATCTCGGAGGACGGGAACGGGAAGCTTGACTGCGTGGCCGAGGAGTTCCCCTGGGGGACCGCCGCGCCTACCCTCTACCCGAAGGAGTCGCCCGCGCCGTTCGTCCCCGCGTCCGATAACGACCCCGGCAACGTCAACACGCCGATCATGTTCGAGGCGCTCTCGCGTCTGAACAACCAGATCGGTCACGCCATCTACATGGGCGTCTCCGGCTCGGACCCGGACTGGGGCGGCTGCTCGGTCTGGGTCTCCACCGACGGGACGACGTACGAGAAGGTGGACACGTTCTTCTCGAAGTCGCGGATGGGAACTCTCACCGCGACGCTAGCCTCCCACGCCGACCCGGACACGACGAACACGCTGAGCGTGGACCTGACCGAGTCGTCCGGGGAGCTCTTCTCCGGGAGCTCGGCCGACGCGAACGCCTTCCGAACTCTCTGCTACGTCGGCGGCGCGACGAACGAGCTCATCAGCTACCAGGACGCGACTCTCACGAGCGCATTTCACTATAACCTTGGAACTTTGCTGCGCCGCGGCGTTGCGGGATCGCCGATAGGCTCTCACGCCTCGGGGTCGCCGTTCCTGCGGCTCGACGACAACGTCTTCTCGTACGACTACGACCCGACGCTCATCGGGACGACGCTTCACTTCAAGTTCACAAGCTTCAACCTCGTCGGGCAGCGCGAGCAGTCGCTCGCCGACGTTACCGACTACACGATCGCGGTGACCGGAGCTTCGCTCGGGCTCCTCACCCCAGCCCACGTGACGTACCGCCCGACGACGAACCCGCTGACAGCTCATGACGCCGGGTCGAACGCGACGATCAACGTCGCGTCGTTCCCGATGCGCGTCCCGGGCATCACCGACATCAACCTGAACAGCGGCGCGATCACCGGGCTCTCGTACAACACCCTCTACTACGTCTATTACGACGACCCCAACTTCTTCGGAGGGGCGGTGACGTACGTCGCCACGACGACGAAGGAGACAGCTCTCAACGGTGCGGGAAGGTTCTTCGTCGGCTCGATCACGACGCCTCGCGCAGGAGGCTCAGACACTACCGGAAACAATGACGGCGGGAGCGGGGCGCAGCTAGGCATGGTTAACGTGTTCGGGTTTCAGGTGACGGGGAGCTCCGCCAGCGGCGGGGCTACGATCTCTAACTCGGGTAACATCGTCGACGGGAGCGACTCGAGCTTCTGCGACTTGACGATAAACACCGGCATCGGCTCTAACTGCTTCGTCCTGCTGGGCAACGCCTCGTCCGTCCAGAGGGCCTTCTCGTCCTTGAAGGTGAAGATCGCCGTCCAGATCACGCAGAACAACGCTGCCCCGAACGGAACGACCAGCAACAGCTTCTTCGACGTCCTGTACCCTGACGGGGTTGGTGGGTTGGCGTCTCAGAGAGTCTTGGGGCCTCTCGTCTACAACGCTGGCGTCGTGGCGTTTCAGGTTCTCGAAGCCGTGATCCCGCCTACGACTAACTTGTCTCAGATTCAAGTGACGCTCCAGAACGCCGTAAGCTCTAACATAACTTCGGGAGGTATCGTTCTGAGAGTTTTCGGAGCGTGGATCGAGGGGATCGAATGAAGAAGCTGAAGACGATAGTTCACGGCGACCTGAGAGTCGTCGTGGAGGTGACGGCCTCCGACGACGTGACGCACCACTGCCTCGACCTCGCGGCGACGTGCGGCGAGACGACGCGGCGCTCGAGGCTGACGCAGCACCCGAACCCGGACCGCGCGATCGAGCACCTCGAGAGCGACGTCGACAAGCTCGCGGAGAGACTCGCGCGCGAGGCGGCTGGCCACGAGCGCGCGCGGCTGCTGAAGAAGGCGTACCTGGAGGGCGAGTGATACTTCTTCTCGTCACGATCTTTCGCTACGACATGACGCTGGCGGCCGTCCTCTACTTCCAGGTTCAGGAGGCGGCGTGGGCCGAGATCATCTCGTTCTTGATCGGCATCGCGATAAGCACCCTCATCTCCGTGGGCGTCTACAAGGAGAGGATCAGTACGCTCGGCAAGCAGCTCGCAGCGCTGGAAGACACCGCGCGCCGGGAGCGTGGGGCCCTCGAGAGGAAGCTCGGCGACGAGCGGGAGGACCGCGAGCGACAGCTGAGAGAGATAGCCAACGCGCAGGAGGCGAAGGTGAATCTTCTTAACCAGAACATCATGACGCTGACGAGAGACATCGGCGTACTGAGCGGCAGGATACTGAACGGAGGCAAGACATGAGCGGAACCGGAGGGCCACACGGCGTGGTGCTGACGTACGAGAACGTCCACGTCACGATAACGGACAACGTCATCGTCGTCACGACTCACACGCCCGTAGGCGTCGTGAAGATCGTCAAGATAAGCCAGAAGACCGGCGTGGTGATCGAAGAAGAGAAGGAGTGATGCCCGACTGGCTCTACACCACCGTGCCGCTCCTCTGCGCGACCGCCTACGCGGTCGCGTGGCGCCAGCGACTGGAGCTTCGCTTCTACTTCGTCGCCCAACTCCTCGCCGAGATCGTCCTCGAGGTCGCGCACCGCTTCTGGCTGCCGTATACGTCCACGACGTACGGAGCTCTCTACGCCGGGATGACGGCGCTGATCCTGCTCGCGTCGCAGCTCTACGTCTGGGACCAGCTCGAGGTCGTCCGCGGCGAGGTTCGCGCTCGGCGCGTCTGGGCCCTAGCCGCCGTCTTCGCCAGTGGTCCGGTCGCGATCGCGTACTTCGACCTGGCGAAGCCGCTCCGCTACTACAACTGGGTCTACCTCGCCGAGGCGTTCGTCCTCGTCTTCCAGGCGAGCGCGCTGGCGCAGATCTGCAAGAACCTCTTCGGCGTCTATCGGCGCGTCTCGCTCGTCTTCGTGATGCTCTGGCTCGCCCTCGCCGGGTTTCGTCTCGGCTTCAACCTTCACCTGCCGGACGTTAGCTGGGTTCGGCTCAACGACCTCGTCCCTTACGCCATCGTCGTCGTCGGGTTCCTGACGATCGGCGAGATACTTCACCGCTACGAGAGGAGCCTGCGATGGACAACGCCAGCGCGACGCGGCTCGTAGGCTGCCACCCGGTCGTGCTCGATCGTCTAAGCCTGCTCGAGCAGCGTCTCGACTTCGAGCTCGAGGTCGTCCAGGGGAAGCGAACGTTCAACCTCCAGTCGGCGTTCTACGCCAGAGGGCGGGAGTCTCTCGAGGTCGTCAACGAGCTCTACCAGGCCGTAGGGCTCGCGCCGCTCACGCCTGAGGAGAACCTTCGAACGGTGACTAAGGCTCGAGCCGGGTTCGGCTGGCACGAGTACGGGCTAGCGATCGACGTCGCGCCGTTCGACGAGAACCATAAGCTCGACTGGGACGTAGCTCACCCGAGGTGGCAACAGCTTCTCTCGGCCGCTACGATCGTAGGATTCGCCGAGGGCGCGGCGTGGCGCACGTTCCCCGACAACCCGCACCTCTACCCTTCGGAGCTCCCATCTTCCCCGGACGACGCCGTTCGCTACGCGTGGAAGAGCGGCGGGCTCGACGCGGTGTGGCGTCACGTCGCCGAAGAGTATAAGCTGTCGTGACGAAAAAGGTTTTCGCCGCCGGGCCGCCAGTCAGAGGGCTCAGCGGGAAGGAGAAAGGAAACAAGATGAGATCAGGAAACAAGACTAGATCACTAAGTCGTAGAAGTTTCATGGGGCTCTCGACCTCCGGCCTGCTAGCACTCGCGGCGTCCGGCGGGGCGATGATCTTCCAGGCAGGCTGCAGCGTGTTCGACTCGATCGTCGCATACGTCGGCGTCGGCCTCTCGGCGGTCGTCGCCGTCGCGAACCTCCTCGCTGGCAGTGGCGTGACGAGCGTCGGAAGCGGGGAGGCGATCTCCGCGGTGGTCGACCTGATCAAGAAGGCGTTCGCGGACGTGCAGGTGGCGATCGCTCAATACGAGGGAGCTCCGGCGGACCAGAAGGCGACGCTCAAGCAGAAGGTCGCGACGGCGCTCCAGGCGGTGGCCGACGAGATCCAGAAGTTCTGGTCCGACCTCGCCATCCCCGACCCCAAGCTGGGCGACCTAGTCCACGGCCTGCTCGGGATAGTCCTCTCGACGCTCGCCGGGTTCGCAGCCCAGCTCCCCGCTCCGGTGTCTACGCCTAAGGCGGCCGTCCTGAAGAAGCGTGTGGTCTTCTCGCCGAAGAAGCGCTCGGTCGCGAAGTTCCGCGACGACTTCAACAAGCTGCTCGAGCAGGGCGGCTACTCCAGCTATAAGATATAAACTCTATTCTCCGGTGCGGGCTCTCTCGAAGAGCTCGCACCGGACTCTCTCGCCATAAAGGAGAACCATGAAGCTAGGAAAGTTGCCGCCTAAGTTCCACCCGAAGACGCTCCTGCTCGAGAAGTACACCACGCCGACGGCGCTCCCTCCGCCGCCCAAGAAGACATACTGGGAGTACAAGGTGCGCCCTGACTCGTGGCCGATGTACGCCAACGACCGCATCGGCGACTGCACGGTCGCGGCGATCGCGCACATGATCCAGAACTTCACCGCGCACTCCGGCGGGATGGTCACGCCGCTAGAGGACGAGGTCGTCTCGACGTACTCGCACCTTAGCGGCTACGACCCTAAGACTGGCGCGAACGACAACGGCCTCGCGATCGTCGACGTCCTGAACTTCTGGCGAACCACCGGGCTCTCCGGCTCGAGGATCGTCGGCTGGGCGAAGGTGGACCACACGAGCCTCGACGCTGTCCGCCAGGCTATCTGGCTATTCGGCGGAGTGGACGTAGGAGCCAACCTGCCGCTCAACTCCGAGAGCCAGTTCGAGAACCGCGAGGTCTGGCACGTCGACTCGAGAAACGACGACCCTATCGGCGGCCACTCGTTCCCGCTCTTCGGCTACGGGAGGGACGGCTTCACGGGGAACACGTGGGGGCAGCTCCAGTCGATGCTCGTCAGCTGGTTCGAGAAGTACGTCGACGAGGCGTACGCCGTCGTCACGCCGGACTGGATAGTTCGCGCGACGAGCCTCTCGCCGTCCGGTCTGAACCTGGACGAACTCCTTCGCGACCTCTCGATGGTCTGAGAAACTTAACCCCGGACGCAAAAAAGGCGCGCCTCGAGAAGAGACGCGCCTTTTTATTTCAGAAGCCGCCTTTATTTTTCTTACCAGAAGCCGCCGGGAAGCTTCGACGTACACCTCTCCGTGCCCTTAGGGTCGATAGTAGAGTTGCACGCCGCGAGCTGAGCGTGGTCGGCGATCGCACCCGCCATCCACGCTCTTCCGGTCCATCTCACCCACCGACGAGAGCTCCTCTCGGTGAGGTAGAACGTCAGCGTCTGCGCTGCGAAGAACGCGGCGTTCACGCCGACCTGCCGCGACGTCGACGGGTGCCTTCCCAGGAGCGGGTTCAGCTCTACGCCGCCTCGCTCTATAAGCGAGCGAGTAGTGAGTATGTCGGCCGACTTCGCCGCGGCGAGCAGACCGACGCCGATGAAGAACGTACGACGGTCTATGGTGTGGCGACGTACTACGTCGACCCGGACCGCGTCTAGCTTAGCAACGGGAGCGTCTGGAAGCGCATCCGCGCGTGCGAGAACGGGGACGAGTAAAAGACTAAGGATTAGTATGCTGAGTCTCACTGGAGCTCCTTTCTGAGCAGCTCCTCTACGGGCTGCGAGTCGTCGCTGATAAAGAGGAGCTCGTCTGCGATGTGCGACTTTACGATCGCGACGCGCTCTACCTCGGGCATCCTTCGAATGCGCTTCTCGAGGACGTTCGTCTCCTCCGTAGTCTCGTGGTCGAAGACGACGAAGCGTGGCATCGAGCCTCTGAGCTTCACGACGAGCAGGGCTTTCATCTCTTCTTCTTCCTCTCGTAGACGCTCTCGTATATTATGTGGGCCCTGAGTATGCGCATCGCGTTGAGAAAAGAGTACGTCCCGCCGCGAAGCGGAAGCAGGAAGAGCTCGCGGAGGACGCACGTGCGGCCGAGCCTCTCGCGAGTGTCTATGACCATAAACGGCGGCTTGATCCTCATCGTCTTGGCCTCCTCTTTGGAGGACGAAGAAAGCCCTCCTCTACGAACACGCACATCGACTCGAGCATCGAGTATCGCTTGCCCAGTAGCGGGCATATGAAGAGTCTGCGAACCCACTTGTGCATGTTCGGTATCGTCTTGGTGTCGACTACGGCGAACGGAGCTCTTACTCTCATGTGATCGACCTCTGGAAGCCGACGTGATACTTCGGCTCCCACGAGTCGAAGCAGGCGTGGCAGAGCGTCCGCGCCTTATAGCCGAGCGTCTTCGCGCCGCACCCGCAGCAGAAACTGCCGAACATCAGCTCGTAGTCCCAGGCGGTGCTCGAAGAAGACACCTGCCTCACCCAGCTCCCGCAGCTCGTCCAGCCGTGAGACCAGCGCGGACGTATCACCGGGATGAATCCGGCCGACTCGATCTTCGCGACGACAGCCTCCGCCTTCGAGACCCAGTCCTTGCCTATCTTGTGGAAGTCGACGATCAGCGCCCGTATCCCGGGCTGGACTATCGGGTAGTCGTACTCCGCGCCCTCGACGTCTATCTTGACGACTGTGGCCTCCCGGACGGCCTCGACGTACGATACGGCCGGGACGGTGATGGGGTCCTTGGCCCTGGACGCGACGATCGAGTTGGAGACGCCAGTCTTGCGCGATAGATAGAAGTCCACGCTCTCTCGCGCGTCGCCGGTCACCGCGACGTTCGCGAGCTCCAGGTTCCTGCAGCTCGCGGCGTTCTTCTGGAGGACCGAGAACGAGAACGGCGTAGGCTCGTACGCGACGACGCGACGCACCGGGAAGCGCGCGCAGCGGAGCGCGTACGTTCCGACGTACGCGCCGACGTCGACCACGAAGTCCGAGTGCCGCAGCTCGATCGACGAGCACTCGCGCATCGACGTGACGAACGGCTCTCGGACCCCGTCCGAGATCACCAGGTGGCCGCCGGGGACGCCGGCGCCTCTGTGAAATACGGTCGTCAGCTCGAGCTTCTGCCTGCGCTCGTACTTCTTCTTCGGCGCCTTCTCGACGACGAAGAGCTTCTCTTGTGTTCCCATCGGTTCTCTCCTCTCGCTCGGGCTTGGGACCGAGACCTGCGCATTACGGCGAGACGCGTGACCGGCCCGCCGCCCTCTGCTTTTCTTCGTCCTACGCCTTCTTCTCCGGCGCGTCCGAGACCTTCACGAACCGCTTCTTCGCGAGCAAGCTCAGGTGGTCGCGCATGAGACGGGGGAAGTCCTTCTTGTCCGTCTTGAGCTGCCCGTCCGCCTTTACGGCGGCCGCGACCTGCTCGACCGTCGACGGCTTCGCGAGCTTCTTCAGCGCGCGAAAGACGAGCACGGTGTGTGACTTGACCTCCTTGTCCGCGACCTGCTCGCTGAACTTCTCGCTCACGTTCGCCGTCGCGACCTCGTAGAGCTTGTCAGCGAGGATCGCGCGAACGCGAACCTTCGGCTGGGCCTTCGTCTTCTTGCTGCTGTTCGACATGTCGTTCTCCTCTTTTTGATTTTGGTACGAGTGTCTAGCGACGTCGTGCCGCGTACCGTCCGGCACGACCATCGTCTCGATGCTCCAGTGCTGCACTCCGGTGGGCGATGAGATCGGTATCTCCCTCCCGTCGCCGGTCCGTATGGTACGCTCTACGCGGTCGAGCAGCATGATCGTCGCCGAGCAGCTGCCGATGCTTATGACGTACCCCTTCCGGACGCGCCCCGTAGTCTCGAGCAGAAGTCCGAACCCGTCGCCCTCTCGGAGCGTACGGATAGGGACCTCGTTCTTCTGCGTGAACTCCACGGTCTCCGCCAGAGCGGTCGCGACCGTGGCTACTGCCTCAGGTTCTGACATCGACTTGGTTCTCCCTTCTTTCGGTCTCGTCAGTGAGCGTCTCACGCTCAGACGGCGGGTGGATCCCGCCGTTTCGACCTACTCTACGACCGTCATCGCGCCGCCGGCGAAGTCTTGAAGCTCGAGCTTCCGGCGCTCGTCGCTCGTCTCGTTCGCCAGCCAGGAGAGCGCGTTCGACCAGCGCCAAGCGGTCTGGCCCGCCGGGAGCAGCTCGACGTCGGCCGACGAGAACTTCTCGACGACCTTCTCGCCCTCCTCCTTGTTGAGGTGCTTCTTGACCCACGTCGTGATCGCGCTCGGCGCGATCTTCTCTTCGTTCGCTCGCTTGACCATCGCGAGGTAGCGGTTGACGGCGTCAGAGCCGAGTACGTTCTTCGTCACGTCGTTGACGGCCGAGGCCATCGCCTTGGTGTCGAGCTCGTACGTCTGCGTGCTGAACTGGACGTTGTCCGGCAGCCGCTTCCCGAGGTGGACCTGAGAGAGAACGTCCTCGGTCGTCGCCAGGTTGGTGCACCACATGCGCTCGACGAAGCCGTTGACGGCCAGCTTCCCGTCGCCGTAGTCGGAGTCGCGTATCTCGGCGCCGAACGCCATGATCTCGCCGGGGAACGGCTCGAAGACGTACGGCAGGATGGCGCGAAGGTGGATCTTGGTCTGGAGCGCGAAGCCGTCTATCGGACGGGCGCCGAACTCCTGGATGCCCTTGATGAACGCCTCGAGCACCGGGCGCGAGTCGAGTCGACGATACTTGTCGCTCAGGAAGCCGCGGAGCTCGCCGCGTACGCTGCGGAGCAGGAAGCGGTCGCCGTTGAGGTGCGAGTAGACCTCGTTGAAGAAGTGCGCGACGAGCTTCGCGCCCCACTCGCCGCGAGAGCGGAGCTCGCTCACTACCGTGCCGAGGTTGCGGATACCGGCGCGGCCGGCGACCTGCGCTAGCGCGTGGTCGTGAACCTGGAGCTGCTGCTTGTCGGGGGTGATAGCGACCAGGCCGCGTTGGTTCGGCTCGAGCACTACGCCCGGTGCCCGCGCTGCGAAGAAGGCGCCGTTCGCCTCGAAGTGTAGCGCTCGGCCGAGCGCTACCTGGTCGGCGGGGATGTCCCTCTCTACCTGCTCGATCACGTTAGCGACTCGAGAGACGCTCCCGTGGATGCGCTCTTCGAGCCTCTTCCGGAACGTCTCTGCGGCTTCTCCTACTGCGACGTCGTACGGACGCTCGTCGTGGTGTGTCATCGTCATTTTGGTTCTCCTTCGAGCCTCGCGAGGCTCGTTCTCAGTCTCATCAGGCCGAGTGATACTCGGCGACGAGCGTCGACGTCGACGCTCGTTTCGACTTAGCGGGGGAGCATAAGGCACCTCCGTGAAAAAAAAATATCAGCGAGCGCCGTGAGTTCCGTGCCCGGTAGGGCAGCAATCGCGGCAGAGCTCGGCGTATGGAGGAGAGAGTCTCTCGCTCTCTCCCGGCCCGTATGGGCGGCAGCAGTCAGGACAACGCATCAGCGTCGACGTTCCGGGGTTCGTCTTCGTCGGAAAGTCCGACCTCCCGCACTTGGCGCAACGTATATATCTAACGTTAGGCACGGGCGAGCCTCTCGATGCTCATAGAGTGAGCAACCGAATCCACACTCACGTGCTCGTACGAGAGTCCGTCGCCCACGGTGAGGAACGTCACCTCGAGGTCCTTCATCCCGTGGTCGTACTCGAGCACGTGGTCGAGCTTCGTCGCGAGCGCGTCGCCGTCGACCGTCTCCGGCGCGAGCATGCCGACCACTGCGACTTTCCCGGTCCTGATATTTCGCACAGAAAACCATGCTTGTGTCATCTTTGTTTCTCCCTTCGATCTCGTCAGTCGCCGCGTAACGGCGAGACGCTCGAGCTCGCGAGAACTTCGCGAGTGAGCGTTTCGATCTTGAATCTTTCTCGACGAGCGCCTAAGCTCTCGTCTCGCACCGAAGTTCAGCCTTACGGCCTCTCTCTTCGGTCTTGAGCTCTCCTGTCGGCGGCTACTTGAGGAATCTCCGTTTCGCGATCTACTTCGGAGCTTGCATTCCCGTGGGGCTTATCCCACTCGGCGCTGACCGCCAGGAACTCCCGTAACTCCACTTGGCCCGTACTGCTATAAAGGATAATACTATTAACGATATTGCGATGTCCACTACTATTTTAGTGCGCATAAGTGCTTAAAAACGCTATAGTTACGAGATATTTACAAATAGAGCTTCCAATGCTGTTAAAACTATAGCTAGAATACGTCTCGCCATGGCGAAGACGACCAACGCGCTGGAAACGACGAGCTCGAGACCAGCCTCGTCACGCGCAAGCGACGCGCGCTCATATCGCGCAGGTGCGTTGGGAGTCAACTGGTGGAGAACGAAGAAGAGGTGCCACGACTGCCCGTTCAACGACCACGGCGAGGGGCTGGCCCTCAGGAAGTCTCTCGCGCGAGGTCGCTGGAAGCAGATAGTCGACAACCTCCGAAGTGAAGGTCACTTTCCCTGCCACAACACAGTAGAGTACGACGACGAGGGCGAAGCGATTCGCAAGAGTGGAGTCTTGTGCTCAGGCGCGATCGAGTGGCAGGTGAAGAACAACGGTCAGCCAGGGCAACTAGCGCGAATCATGGAAAGATTGGATAGCAGATGAGAGACTCGCAGCGAACTCGGGCTCAGAGCGCACACGACGCGACGCGCGTCGCGATAGCGACGACTTCGTACTCGAAGTTCGAGAACCCGTTCGAGGCGTCGCAGACGTTTCTCGACCGCGTGACGCGCTCTCGCTGGTTCATCAACCGCTTCCGCGAGAAGGCGAGCCTCGGCTTCGTAATTAAACCGCTCGAGACGAATGCGAACGTCATCCGCCTGAGCTGGTCGTGGGAGTCTATCGCCATACGGCGAACGAGGTACAAGACGTGTCTCTTCCCCGTACTCTTCATGCCCACGTGGGAGCTAGACGAGCTGACGATACTCCACGTCGTCGCTCACGCGCTGACGTCGAACGAGCACACCAGGGAGTGGGCGAAGACGTTCTTGAGACTCACCGCCCACGTACTCGGACGCGAGAGCGCGACGACGCTGCGCGAGAACTTCAGGAGGCATCGCGTACGGTGGTACCCGAAGCGCACGCTCTCGAGCGACGAGCTCGCTCGGCTGAGAGCGAGGGCGAAGGCGGTGCTCGTTCCGTTTCGCGAGAGGCCGGAGATAGAGTACGGCGGAGGTGGCGCGTGATCGTAGATTGCGACGACGTAGATGAGCTCGAGGCGGCCGCCGACGCGTATGACGCGCTCGTCCGCGGAGACTTCTACGAGCGCCACGAGAAGGCGCTGGAAGATTTAAGAGAGAAAAAGTGATCGAGATAAACCAGTCCCGCTTCCGTTCGCCGCGCCCATTCAAGCACCAGCTCGAGGGCGTACGAGCGCTCGTTCGCCATAAGGCGTTCTTCCTTGGCGACGCTCCTCGCACGTGCAAGTCTCGCCAGGTCGTCGACGCGGCCTGCGTGCTCTTCGACGCCGGCGAGATCGACCTGGTACTAGTGGTCTGCCCGGTCGCGGCTCGCATCGTCTGGGGCGACAAGAAGCTAGGTCAGGTGAGGCTCTACTCGTGGGTCAAGAACAGGGTCCACGAGTTTCACGCTCGCCCGAGAGACCTCTGGGAGGACGAGACGGACCAGTCGAAGAGCCTCTACGCCGACCAGAAAGATAGGCTGCAGTGGGTCGTGACGAACTACGACTTCATACGGAGCGAGAAGAACCTCAGACTGCTCGTCGAGCGTCTGGCGGCCTACCAGAGGCCGATGCTCGTACTCGACGAGTCGAGCGCGATAGGGAATCAGGCGTCGCTCCAGTCGAAGGCGATCGCCTCCCTGAGGAAGCTCTGCTTGCGCGTCGTCATGCTAAACGGGACGCCCGGCGACCCGCCGAAGCTGTGGTCTCAGTTCAACATACTCGACGACGTCCTCTCGAGGCGCTACAAGACGTTCACGTCGTTTCGGTGGCGCTACGCGACGTGGGATAAGACTGGGACGATGCGTCCAGTGAAGGGCAAGAACGGTCAGAAGGGCGGCATGAAGCTCGTTCATACGCAGGTCGGCTGGAAGGACCTCGACAAGCTCTCGAGGATACTCTCGCCGTACTGCCTGCGCCGCGAACGCAAGGACTGCCCCGAGCTACGAAACATACCGATCTCTTACGACCTCAAGGAGGTGGCGCTCGACAGGGCGACGTGGAAGTGGTACCAGCAGCTGAAGCGCGAGGCGATAATCGAGCTCTCGAAGACGGAAGTCTACATGTCGACCAACGCCGGAGTCAGGCTCATGCGTCTAGCCCAGCTGACGAGCGGCCACCTCGGCGGGTTCGAGGACCCAGAGAACGCCGTACGAGACCTCTCGAGCGAGAAGCTCGAGTTCACGCTCGAGCTCCTGTGCAACTCGACGGCTACGAACTTTATCGTCTGGTGCCGCTGGACGCGCGAGCGCGAGCGTCTCTCGAGACTGCTCGCCGCCGACGGCTTCGTCGTCTACCAGCTCTACGGCGGACAGAGGCGAGACGAGCGGCGCGAGGCCGAGATGATCTTCGCCGACGGCGGCGCTCACCTCGAGCAGGATGGCCGACGAAGGGTGATGGTCGCTCAGCCTGCTGCTGGTGGGATAGCGCTCGACATGAGTGCGGCGAGCGAGGTCTACCGTCTCTCGAACGACTACAGCTTGAAGACGCTCGAGCAGAGCGACGACCGGCCGCTCGGTCCGGCCCAGAAGGCCGACGTGGTACTGTACACGGACGTTCTAGCTACGGGCCCGGACGGGCAACGAACGATAGACCATATAGTAGTCACCGCCCTGAGAGAGAAGAGGAGTCTAGCCCGGATGACGGTCTCTGAGTGGAGGAAGGAACTCGAGGATGAGTAGAGAGAAGAAGATACGCTGCGTCTGCGGGATGCGAATCACGACGTGGCAGCAGCCGTTTCACGAGAGGAGCACGTGGCACAGGAACTGGGAGCTCATCCGGCGCTGCGTCGAGGCCGGCATGAACAACGCCCAGATCGCTGGCGCCATCGGGGCGTCGAGCGCGTACGTCAGCACCAGGCTGCGCCAGATGAACAAGAAGTAGGAGCTAACGATGACGAAGAGAGAGAAGAAGGACCTGAAGAGAAAGCTGCCGAAGTTTCGTCAGGAAGAGGGCTGGCAGCGCGAGATCGACGACGCGAAGCGCGCGATACTCGGGCTGAAGAAGAGCCAGAGCGTCGACGACGCGAACGTCGCGAACGCGAACGTCGCGAGGCTCTCCAGAAAGGTCGTCTCGTCGATGGTCGCGAAGAAGGACCTCGAGCGGGAGCTTCACATCGTCAATACCGACCTCGAGGCGCTCAACCAGATCATGGCGAGCATACTCGATGGCGCGGAGCAGGAGAGCGTGAAGCTCTCTAGCGGCGTCACGATCTACCTGAAGCGCACCGTCTATCCTACGATCGTCGACAAGTCGAGGTTCTTCGCGTACCTCAAGCGCTCGCTCTCGAAGGAGGAGCTCTTCGGTATGCTCAGCGTCCACCCCTCGACGTTCAAGAGCTTCGTGACGGAGCTGCTCGAGAACGGGCACGACGACCCGCCGGGGACTAAGGTCTTCACCAAGGTCTCGGCAGGCTGTCTCGGCATAGGCAAGCTCATAGGAGGTGAGTGATGGCAGGATGGTGGCGCGAGCTGAGGAACTACTGGAGAGCCAGGCCGGTGCCAGACGACGGGTGCTACTGCGGCGCGTGCAGCGAAGCGAGGATCGTCGCTAAGCTGAATCTCGTCTTGACGGTCATCTACCAAGGTCACGCGGCGGTAGATAAAATCGCGTGCGCTATTACGAACATCCAGAACGCGATCGGGGCGTTCAGAAAGGAGGTGCTAGATAAGATGTCAGAACAAGGAGACGCGATTCAGCAGGAGCTAACTACTCTCGAGCAGAAGGTGGCGGCGGCGAAGGCGTCGTCCGACAAGATCGTCGCGGACGTGGAGGCGCTCATCGCGAAGGTCAACGCCGGCGGCGGAGTCACGGCCGACGAGCTGAGCGCGATCATCGGTCACGCTCAGGCGATCGGGGGCGTAGTCGACACGATCGCGACGCAGGAGACGGCGGCGGACGCTACGGCGAACCCGCCTACGCCGGGTCAGTAGATGTAGAATCACCGAGGGGCGGCGGCGACCGCCCCGAGAAAAAAAAGGAGAGACCGTCGTGTCCAACAAGAAGACGAAGAGAAAGAAGGTCGGGAAGGGCAAGAAGAAGGTTCGCAGGCCGAAGCGCCGCTCTATCGCTAAGGACCTTAACGAGACGAAGAACACCGTGATAATGGAGCCGCCGAAGGGCGACGAGCTCGTCGAAGAGCTGAGCCAAGAAGCTGGCGAAGAGCCGGCAGAGGAGACGTCCGACGAGGAAACTTTCGTTGACTCCGACGACGAAGACTTGAGAAAGCTCGCCGGAGACCGTCCTCCAGAGAGCGAGCTCTGAGCGCCATGTCGCTCGTAGAGAACAAGACGTTCCAGTCGATGCTCGAGGAGCTCGCCGCCGAGGGCGCGTGTCGCGTCGTCGACAGGCGCGACGCTTCGACGCGGTCGCGACTCCACGCTCATAACTGCTCGGTGTGCGGCCTGCTCAGGACGTGCTCTCAGGAGCCGTGCGAGTTTCGCGGGCGCGAGGGGCAAGACAACTCCGCAGGGTGGACGTGCTACGCCTGCGACGACGCGAGCGCGCTCACGTGAGTCGCTCGAGCGCGACGACCAGCTGGCGAGATACGGCGAGCGCGCTCCTCGTCGTCGCCGGCATAGTCCTGGTCTCGTTCCTGATATTCATATTCTCACCCAGGTGAGTCAACAAGGCAATCGCGCGCCGGGAAGCGCGACGCAAGAAGAAGAGGGAGAACCAATGAGTAAAGAACCACCAAGAAAGCCAGTCCAGCAGCAGCAGCGTCCGGCGCAACGTCCGGCTCCTGCTCAGCAGCAGCGTCCGGCGCAGACCCAGAGCAGGCCGGCGGGCGCAGTCGTCAAGCACGAGCCTCAGGCCCAGCAGGTACAGAAGTACAAGCTCCCAGACTATCTCAGGCCGAAGGGCGGAGTCATAATGGGCGGCGAGGAGGTCTCGAGTCGCGACATCGTCCAGCCGCGGATAACGATCTGCCAGTCGAACTCTCCGCAGAGGAAGCAGAGCAGCGACAAGTACATCGACGGGCTGCAGGAGGCCGACTACTTCAACACGCTAGGCTTTCGCTACGGACCTACGCTGCTCGTCGTCCCCGTCTTCTTCTTCACGAGCAACATCAGGTTCATGGACTACGAGGAGGGCGGCGGCATACTCTGTCAGGCTCAGGACGGCAAGAACGGGTTCGGCGACCCGGGCGGCGAGTGCATGCGCTGCTCGATCGGGCCGATACTCGGGTGGAGCGACGACGGTAAGGGAAAGCGTCGGCCGCCGGAGTGCACGGAGTTCAAGAACTACGCCTGCATCGTCGTCCCGCGCGACCGCATGCCGTCGACCGAGGACGTCGCCGTCTTCTCGATGAAGACGACCGGCATCGCCCAGTCGAAGCAGTGGACGTCGAAGCTGCTCACTGCGAAGATGCACTACTGGTCTCGCATCTGGGAGCTGTCGACCGTCGAGAAGACGAACGAGAAGGACCAGTCGTGGTTCTCGCCCGTGGTAAAGCTCTACGACGGCGAGCGCGTGCCGGCGTCGATCGCCGACAAGAGCATCCCGCCGTACTTCGTGAACGAAGAGATGCATCGGATCGGCCACGAGTCGTATCAGGCCGTGATGGACCTGCGCAAGCAGGGCAAGCTCAAGGTCGACGTCAGCGACCTCGCCGAGGAGCAGGTGCGCGAGCCGGGCGCCGACGAGCACATCGACGGAGAAGTCGTCGACGCCGAGACGTTCGACCCCGAGCAGATCGAGGAGAACGAACGGAGGCGTGGCCGGTAGGCTAGAAGAAGGCGAGCGAAGTCGCTCGCCTGGGACGTCGAAGAGGAGTCTTCTCGTCAGGAAGCGAACAGGCCGAGCGCTCTCTCTCGGCCATCTTCTTCGACGTCGCAGAGGAGCGACTTATATGAGGGTGACGTTCGAGATAACGAGCAAGGAGATCGAGGGGCTCCTCTTGGGATACGTCCTAGAGAAGCTAGGTCCTGGCGCGAAGATAGAGAAGAGTGACCTGAAGATTCTTGTCCGCTCAAAGCAGAACTATCGAAATAACGAGTGGGAGAAGGGCGAGCTTAGCGTGAAGTTCGACGGTGACGTATGACGTTCGAGATGCTGCAGCAGGTACTCATGACCCATAAGCTGCTTCACGAGTTCTCAGTCGTAGGAGCGGGGCCGCAGACGAAGCTCGTCGGCGTCAAGTGCTCGTGCGGAGCGCCTTTTCTTCGCGACGAGCAGTGGGCGAGACACGTAGCAGAGATCATAGTGATGGAGGGCAGCGAGTGAGCGTTAACCTGGGAGAGCTCGAGAAGTTGCTCGAGAACGCCGAGAAGCAGAAGAAGACGATCTACTTCGTCAACGACCAGACGTTCAAAGAGATAATGATACTGACGCAGCTACGGATAATCGAGCTGCTGGAGAAGCTAGTCGATGGAAAACACGATACAGTGCCCGAAGTGCAAGGCGAAGATACAGCTCACCGAGGCGGTGGTAGCCCAGGTGAGAGAGGAGCTGGAGCAGCAGCACGCCGAGGCCCTCGTCAGGGCCAGGGCTGAGGTCGAGGCGTCGGCTAGCCAGAAGTACGCGCGAGAGCTCGCGCGCGTCAACAGAGAGGCTAGCGTCGCCAGCCAGGAGGCCGTACGGCTGGCTAACGACCGCGTCGCGCAGGCAGAGGCCGAGAAGCTGGAGCTCAACGCCAAGCTGGGCGCTGCGCAGCGCGACCAGGCCGAGGCTCTCAGGATGAAGCGCGAGCTCGAAGACTCTAAGCGCGAGCTCGACCTGACGATCGAGCGCCGGGTCGCCGAGGAGAAGACTAGCATCCAGACGGCTGCGCGTCGCGAGGCGGAGAAGGACTTACGGCTCGACCTCTCAGAGCGCGACCTGCTAATCTCGTCGCTCAACGACCGCATCGCGGACCTCCAGCAGAAGGTCACTCAGGGCTCGCAGCAGCTTCAGGGCGAGGTGCTCGAGCTCGACGTCGAGGCGACGCTACGCGCGGAGTTCCCGCTCGACGAAACGACTCCGGTGCCTAAGGGCGTTCACGGCGGGGACATCGTTCACCACGTTCACAACCAGAGCCGCGTACGTTGCGGCGCGATCCTCCTCGAGGTCAAGCGGACGAAGAACTTCGGCGGCGACTGGCTGGTTAAGCTCAGGAACGACACGCGCGAGGCGAAGGCCGACGTCTCGCTGCTTATAACGCAGGTTCTCCCCGAGGGCGTCGAGACGTTCGGTCTCGTCGAGAACGTCTGGGTCGCTTCGCCTAAGTACCTCGTCCCACTCGTCGCGTGCCTGCGACGTACGTTAATCGAGCTGCGCGCGGCGCGCGCGGCGGCCGACGGTCAGGCGGACAAGGCGATGCTCGTCTACAACTACCTCACGGGGGCGGGGTTCCGGCACCGGGTCGAGGCGCTCGTCGAGCGCTACGGCGAGCTCCGCGACGACCTCGAGCGCGAGCAGAAGATGATGGTGAAGCAGTGGGCGAAACGCGCCGAGACTCTTCGCCAGGTGATGGATACCACGGTGGGTCTCTACGGAGACCTGCAGGGGATAGCCGGAAAGTCCCTCGCGGACGCGCCGAGCCTCGAGCTCCCGGCGCTTCCAGAGATTCGGTAAAAGGAGAAAAAAACGACATGTCGATACTCTCAGCCCTCTTCTCGTCACGACCAGTCTTCCTCGTAAGCTTCTTGCTCCTGTTTCTCGTCTTCCTCGCCGACGCAATCCTCTGCGTCCGCGCTGAGCGGCGCGTAGGGCGCAGGTGGTGGCTACGACTCCCGCTCGGCGGGTTCGTCGCGCTCGCCAAGTTCGGTCTCCGCATCGTAGTTCTCACCCTATTCTTCTTCATGTTCGCGGTCATGGCACAGGGGCAGGGCGTCATCATCGCGCCGCAGTACCCGCCTCTCCCTGACGCCCCCGTGCCTAAGCCTGCCGCGAGCGAGCCGTTCGCGCCGAACAAGGAGAAGTGCTCGACGCACGACCGGCAACTCAAGAAGCCTTGGACCTGGCTCGAGTCCAACATGTGCGACGCTGACTACCAGGCCTGGGTGAGGCCGCGCTTAGGCGATCGCTGGTACAAGGACAAGACGTGGTGGGCCGGTGAGACGCTCGGCGTTCTCCTGCCTCTCGCACTCGACGCCGACTCGACGATCAGGAACCAGAGCCAGGGCTGCATCGAGAGCAACCCGCTACTTGGCTCTCACCCGTCGAACGCAAAGATAATCGGGGTGACCGTCGTCGGAGCAGGAATCCAGACGACGCTCTACTGGCTCTCGTACCGGCTCTCGCACAACGACCCGTCGCGAACGTGGCGCATCATCGGGCAGCTCGGTGTCCCCGCGGCCGTGTGGTCGACCAACGGACGGTCGGCGATAAACAACTACCAGCTTCACTGTGGTGGAAGATGATGAAGATGATCGAAGAGAGAATAGCCGCAACGAGAAGCGCGATCGACGCGATCGAGAAAGATCCCTCCGAGATCAATGTCAGGCTTTTTTTAGCAAGAGGCGGGGAGCTAGCCGCCGCAGTCCTGAGTTCTATCGGCGTCAGAGGGTCAGTTACGTCGACAACCACCGTAAAGAGCGAACACGATTCTTCGCGTGATATACGATGATGACGCGCCTTCCCATCTCGATCCGCCTGCTCCCCGACCGGCACTGCCTCGGCGGGTGCGCCGCGCCGATGTTCGTCGAGGAGCGGACTGGGCTCTGCCTCGACCACTTTCACCTCTACCTGCTGACGCGCGACCGTGTCTCGAAGCTCGAGACGACCGCCGCAGAGAAGTTCACAAAGAGCGTCAACGACCTGCTCTCGCTCGACTCCGAGCAGGTCGAGGAGGCGACCGGGTGGCGGAAGCTGCTTCAGGGGAGGAAGAAGGGCTTATGAAAACTCAGATCAAGATATTCAGCGGCTTCAGCCGAGAGACTGTCGAGAAGAACGCTAATGAGTTTATGGCAACCGTGAAAGTCACTAGCGTCCTATTTCGTACTACGTTCTGCAGCTTCGAGATGAACACCACGGTGCTGATCGTGTACGAGGTGGCGGCGTGATGCAAGACTACGAGCGTGACCTCAAGATAGAACGAATCGAGAAGCATCTCGAGAAGATCGCCGCGAACACTCGAGGCCCGAGCCTCACGGCGTCTATCACCGCCGTCTTCACGGTGCTCATATTTTTAAAGCTAAGCGACATCCTGATCATCCTCACCTGGATAAAGGAGCACTGGAAACTATGAACGACCGAATCAAGACGACGCCTATCAGCTACCGCGAGCTGAGGCCGTGCGCCTCGTGCGGCGGAGCTCTCGGGATAATCTTCCACGAGGTGACGACGAAGCTCTGCGTCGTCAACCGCGGAGCCGTGGGCCGAACGCTGTCGCTCGCGAGCTACTTCGGTAGCGGACGGCCCACCGGCGCGGGCTTCGCGCTCGCTCAGGCGATGGGGCCGGACGGCGACAAGGCCGCGGACCGTTCGGAGGACCCAGCGACGACCGACCGTATCTTCCTCTGCAACGACTGCTTTCACGGCGTTCGTCTCAAACCAGGTGAGACTCGAGCGTTGGGACTTATCGTCGCGGCGTCGCGCGAGAAGGAGGAAAGAGATGGAGAACAAGCTCGAGCCAACGACTCGTTACGAGCGTGAGCTGATCGACAACCTGCAGGAGGAGCTCGCGGAGCTCGTCGCGATCGCCTCGAAGGTGAAGCGCTTCGGCGTCGACAGCGACAACCGCGGGAAGATGGACTACACGAACAAGCACCTTCTGACGATGGAGATGGCCGACGTCCAGGTGATGCTCGACCTCGTCAAGCGCTACTACGAGATCGAAGCGACGTACTTGGCTAACTGCATGGACATAAAGGTCGACAGTCTGCGTCGGTACTCGAGCCTCTATCCGGTGCTGACGAGAAGTGGCGAGGTGGGTCGTGAGAAATAACAGGATGTCGGAGAACATCGTCGTCCCGCTCGCGAAGATAGTTGAGATGCTAGGCGGCCTGTGCCCCGCGTGCATGGACGAGCTCAGGCGAAGGCTCGACGAGGCGAGCGTCAACCTCGTCAGGACCAACGACACCAGACTCCAGAAGGTGCTCGACGACGTGTCGCGGGAGACGGGAGTGCACGTTCTCGATATCGTCTCGCGGCGCATCGCCCCTTCGATCGTCGACGCGCGAAGGCTGGTGGCACGAAGAGCGAAGGGCATGGGGTACTCGTTCCCAGAGATAGGCAGGCTGCTCGATAGGCACCACGCCACGATAATCAATCTCATATACTACCCAGGGAGAAAGACCGTGAAGGAGGCGTCGTGAGAAGATATCTGGACTTCGCATTACGATTTATGAGTAGCAAGCACGTTAGGAGAGCGCTGTGGGCGATCGTAGTCACCGTCTTCCTACTCGACGTCTTCTCGTTCGCGCTATTTCTCGAGAAGAAGAAGGGCAAGCCGGCTTACCGAGGAGAAGACAACGGGCTCACCGTGCCGTTCACGTCGAAGGTGCCATCATCACTCGAGTGCCCGACCTGCCCGACGAGCCGACCGCCGGACGCTACGGTGATCCCCAAGTCCGCGGTCGTCACGAGCATAACCTCGCACCCCACGACCACGCTCTTCTCGTACCCGGACGAGGTCTACCTCCTGACGAACGGGGGCTACGCGCTCGTCTACCACGCTAACAAGCGGACGGGGATGGGCGAGACGACGGTCTTCCGCGGCGACCTGCAGTACAAGTCTTGCTTTCCGAACTCGTCGAGCGCGAACGACCAGACCTGCCAGGAAGCTAGCCGGATCGTGAAGCTCTGGGAGCCCAGCACGTCGAGCGTGAAGGTGGAGAAGGAAGTGATAAGAACGAAGGATGAAAAAGAATGAAGCGAATTGGAAAGATTAGCGTCGGGCAGCCAGCCCCAGGCGGGGAGAGAGGAATAACGATGAGCGATACAGATGTATTGAAATCCTTTGACGCGCAAGATTGGGCGAGAGAATTTACGCGAATCGCCGCCTCAAAAGGAATCGTGGTTGACGAGGATTGGATGGCTACATGGTTCGCCAATGCCTTAATGCGTGGATACGATGAGCATCGCTGGCAGTCCAAAGAGTATAGGCGCACCATCAACCGGATACTTTTCCCTTGGTGGCATTGGAAACATTGGAGCGCAACGCGCCGCGAGAAAGGTCAAAGCAGATGAAGAAACTAGTCGCGTGGTTGACAAATGGTAGACCAATGACGCGAATCGCTTATTGTTTTATGGATTGCGTAGAAAAGAAACCTGTTTATTTCTGGCGCGATTTCTACGGAAGAAACTGGCTCGCCACATCAAAGTGGGGATGGTTTCGCGTCGAGCCTATCCACGGTCCTGAGATTTGGAGCAAGTGATGACCCCAGAGGAACTGAGGGAACGGGCGCAAAAGTTAGACAGATCTTTTATTGTGGGATTTGCTGCTGCTGTTGCCGCCGTCGCAAGAGAGTACGGGAGTCCAAACAACATGGAACCATATATGGAAAGAGTAATCACAGAAAAAGCTGAATTAGATGACAAAATCAGCAAGTTGGAAAATTTCATCTTTCGCAGTGGAGGAAAGTGGTTCGATGTTCACGACGCCGAAAGGCTTCGTATGGTAAAGCAGTACTGTCATATGCGGGATTACTCCACAATCCTTGGTGAACGTATTGCCAATTTCAAGTCGTAAGCCAGGGCAAGGCAGCGGCGGAGAGGTATAGAAAGGGCTGAACATGGTTCCACTGTGTCTAAAATGTCTTAGTCGTATGATTCCCTGTCACGATAGTGAATGGCTGGATTGCCCGAAACGCTGCGTACTTGGAGCGGCAGCCGAAGATTGTTTGTATCCGCAACTTATAGGAGGCAATGATGAACCCAGAAACAAATCAGTTCGAGCAACTCCCCGCGAACGTGCAAGCCCCTGAAGGCTGGATAGAATTCGCCATCGGGGAAGAGGTCACGGTGAAAAATTACCGCTTCAAGATTAAGCGGGTTTCAGCCCAAAGACTTGTGTTAGAACCTCTAGGCGCAATTTGCACGGCAACGAATAGCAAAAAGTGACGGGCGGGCTCGGTACGGGGAAGCCAGGGCCAGCCTCAAGCGGAAAGAGAGGAAATGTGTCATACGCGATAAAGGTAATTGACAAAGAGAATGATGAGGAAGGTTTTGTGTGCGATGGAATGAGCGACACGCCGACACGCTACTCATCTAAGCGAAAGGCTCAAGAGTTCGCGGAGTTTATGCGAATTGGCATGGAAGAGAAGATCATTGTTGTGCCGTACCCGCGCCGCGAGAAAGGTCAAAGCAGACTATGAGCAAGAAAACGCTAAGCATCGAGCAATGTGAGAATGGCTACATCCTACGCGAAGAACATACATTCGCTTCTCGCACAGTTGTTTACAAGGAATTAGCTGATTTGTTCGGAGAACTTCTTTTGCGGTTTGAGGGCAGGTGTCCGTCCTTTGGCGGTAATTCATACGGCGAAGTAGCGATATTTCGAGTAAAGGAAAAAGGCAAGTGATGACCCCAGAGGAACTGAGGGAACGGGCGCTGGCGTACCATGAGCGCCGCGAGAAAGGTAAAAGCAGATGAGCGAGCCTTTTGAGGAAATTATTCCTGAAAGTGATGCTTGGCATGTCTGCGGTTGCGGTTGCACTCGCGCTGAGCACGATGAAGTTACGGGGAAATGCCTTTATTGTTTTGAGGATGATTGTGGCGGCTTTGAATATGATGAAGAAGCGACAGTCATTGCTGCCACAGAAATAGAGGATTTGCCATGACCCCAGAGGAACTGAAGGAACGGGCGCAGAAATGGCGCGAGCAAGCATTGGGGAAGTTCGGCGAAGAAACAGACCCTTTGATTGACCGCTCATTGGCTGATTTGCTCGAACAAGTAGCTGCGGAAGCGCGGCTTGATGAGCACGACGCAGTTTGCGCGAAGGTGAGCGTTATCCATGACGGGTACCAAAAGCTGACAAAGGGATGCTGCGAGCAATATCCCTGTCCGCGTCGAAAAGCGCTGGCAAAACAAAGCGGGAGGGGCTGATGAGCGATACCACTAAAGCAAGCCTGCGCATAGTCACACCAGAGCAATTTCAGCAAGGATATTTTGCCTTGGAAAACGGAATTATCACCAACAAAAAATATGTTCCACTGAAGAAACTTGCTGATGGGAATTGGGTAGTCCAAGAACCACTTCGCAAGGAGGCTAGGCAGTGACCGACCTTAGAAAACAGGTGGAGGGGCTGGTGAACAAGCAGCGATTTGAAGCGTTCATAACAATCGACTTGGGCGATAGCGGGGAATGGTCGGCGGGAGATTTGCAGCGAACTATCCAGCATGAACTAGGCGATTGCACTGAAGTGGTTGTCAAGCCTCTTGCCGAACCAGTCGAGGCGGGAGCGGGGAAATGAGCGATAGTCGCACGGATGGAGAAATGATTCATCTTAGTCCATTGCAACCGTTGACCAGAACGGCTCTGCATAATTATAGCGACAAGTGGGGCTATGACGAATGGCTAGGAGACCGTACTTGGATTGCGGCGGAAAAATTTGCTTGGCTTATAGCCCTATTGAAATTAGAAGAAGACAAAGAGGAACTGTTTCCTCATGGAAAGTGGGCAACGATTCAGCATATGGAAAAACTCTTAGAGGAATGCTTGAAAGAGTATAGGAGTGTACGCCGATGACCGACCTTAGAAAACAGGTGGAGGGGCTGCGAGAACTGAGCAAGAAGTGGCGAAATTATAAGCCAACTCCCTACGAGCGAGAAGCACAGCCAACTGGTTATATTCGAGACACCTATACAGCTTGCGCCGACGAACTCGACGCCCTTCTTGCCGAACCAGTCGAGGCGGGAGCGGGGCAGCTAGTCATAGAGAAAATCATTGCTGAGTTTCGAGAGTTGGCCGATGCCAAGGAACATGAATTTGAAACCGACCCAGAAGTTTACGATGATTCGTTTGAAACCTTGCGCTACTGCGCCAACGTAATCGAGGCACGGCTGGAAGGAAGTACACTGCCACTCGGCGGGGATTGGATTAAAACGCAGGCAGCTAAGAACATAAAAGCACAAAAGAAACACGAAGAAACCATGATTTCGGCTTCTTTACTAGAGAATCTTGTCCTTAAAAATTGCGATTGGAAAGAAATTGCCAGAGTTCTTTCAGTGGGCCGCGAGGAGCTGCCCATCCCCCAACGCGCACGCGACTTCGAGGCAGGCTTTCAGACGGGAGTGAAGAAGCAGGCGGCGCAGCAGGCACTAACAAGCAAACAAGCTGAAGATATTCACCGCATTATCGAGCGCCACTCAACCGATGTTGTGGATTACGAATTTGCGGCAGATGACATTTCCGCTTACCTGTACGGTGGAATTGTGCGCGAGGAGCCGCCAGTATATGGAGCGCTGGCCATCTGCCAAAAGTGCAATCGCTCAATGCGCTGTCCTCACTGCGAACCGGATTGGTCTGAAAGGAGAGGACGATGAGTTGGACTAAAAATTTTCTCCAAATTTGGGGATTTTTGCTGGCCCTTGTGGGGATAGTCTGCATCCTAGTTGAAGAAGATAAAGAGGAATTGTTTCCTCATGGAAAATGGGCAACGATTCAGCGTATGGAAAAACTCTTGGCAGACTGCCTAAAAGAGTATAGGAGCGTACGTCGATGATAACAAGTTCAAAGCCGCGCTGGCAAAACAAAGCGGGAGGGGCGGGACATGAGTAAACGGAAATGCGTTCGCTGTAAGGGGGAGAACTCAGTCTTAATTCAAGATAAGACTGGACGCTGGATGGAAGTTCCTTGCCCAAAGTGTGATGGTGGGAGAAAGCGAATGACCGACCTTAGAAAACAGGTGGAGGGGCTGCGAGAACTGAGCAAGAAGTGGCGAAATTATAAGCCAACTCCCTACGAGCGAGAAGCACAGCCAACTGGTTATATTCGAGACACCTATACAGCTTGCGCCGACGAACTCGACGCCCTTCTTGCCGAACCAGTCGAGGCGGGAGCGGGGCAGCAGATGGAAACTGCTGGATGTGGACAGCATGAAAGGGATAAAGAAATACTAAAAATGCTAGACCCTGAAATTACTTTCTATGGCCCCTATGCTTGTGGGTGCGGAGATACGATATGCCGAGCATCTAACGCACAAGGTGGAATGGCGTTTGATTATCCAGCAACCCCAATCTACCCGAATACGAATTGGATTCAGCATGTCTGTAAACCCCGCACAGGATTCTTGCCTTACGATAAACAACAAGAATTGAATGAAAAGCTACATAGAGAACATGGTGAATTGCCATGCGAATCGGGAACTTGCCGAATTTGTAATGAACGGCGCGAAGAGCCTCTCATCCCCCAACGCGCACGCGACTTCGAGGCAGGCTTTCAGACGGGAGTGAAGAAGCAGGCGGCAGCGCAGGCCAAGCGCGAGGAGCCGCCAGAATGGCAGCTAGAAGCCAGCGCACAAGCACACGAATGGCTTTGCGGCAACTTTAACGAAAATTTCCCTCTTAATGGCTCATCGCACAAATCGCTCACGAAACTGCTAATCAATTTCGCCAGAAACTCTGCCTTGGTGCGCGAGGAGCCGCCAGCAGGGGAGCCGCGCCGCGACTATACGCTTGTACCAAATAGTGCCCTACGTTGGCTATTTGGCGAAGAGGGAATATTTGAAGATCCAAATCCTTCAGGAAAATATAAACGGCCATATTGGTGGCGCAGTGAGTTCCGCAAAAAGATTGAAGTGGGAAATCATATATTACATCACTTTGATCCTGAGATTCACGAATCATGCTGCCATCAAGAGAATGGTAAGACATGCAATCGGACTGATGCTCACTCGCACACAGCCGCCCTCGCTACCCACGAAGCAGGCAAGGAGAGCAAGCCTCCCGATCCCACCGCCGAGCGCCCTGTCTGGATTCGCGCCATTGCTTTGCCCCAAGGGCCAGAGCAAAACTGTGTTAATGTCCGCGTCCGCGACGACGCGAGCGAGAAACTCTTTGTGATGGAGCCGGAAGACGTAAGGGAGGATTGACGATGCAGGTTTTTAACGACATAACTATCTTCTTCTCCTTAACCGGGACCCGACTCGAGCTACCGGCGGAGTGGTGCCACGTCACGCTGGGATTCAGGCGCGAGAGGCTCGTCGGGCGAGCGAGGAACTTTCGCTGGCACTCTCTCGAGGAGTTGCGCGCCGACATCGAGCTCCAGGTGGGAGACTTCGACGACCTCTATCCGACGGTCAGCTTACTCGAGAAGGACGATCGCAGCGTTCTCCTCGAGGTGGCCCTCTGTCAAGACGTCGATCCGCTCAGGCCTAGAATCAAGAGCCTCCGAGAGCAGGCGAGAGAACGAAAGAGAGGGAGAACGCTTCTTATGGATGTTATTCTCAA